TTACGAGACTTCGGTTTTCTTGGCCTTTGGGGTGAATTTGGGGTGAATGTCCTCGGAAAACTTGTCAATGACCTCAACGGCTTTTGCCTCGGCAGATTCGATTACATGCGAATATATGTTGCTGGTTGTGCTGACCTGTGCATGGCCTAGATTGCTTGAGATAACAACAAGAGGTGTATGGTCGGCTATAAGCAGGCTTGCGTATGTGTGACGGAGCGAGTGCACGCAGGTTGACGGTAGATCCGTTCGACGTATAAACTTTCGCATCCAGCCGGTGAGCGAAGAGGGGTGAAGGGGTTTGCCAAATTCGTTTGTAAATACTCGGTCATCATCTGGGTCGCCTTCCCATGCGTCGCCGAGCTTGTCTCGCATTTCCTGCTGCCAGCTTCTGAACTCAAGTAGGATTAGCACAGCAGTACGAGATATTTTCAGAGAGCGAATTGACTTTTTGCTCTTTGGTGTGCTGGTATAAGTTCCTACTCCGGCAACATAGTTCGACGTCTGCGTAATGTGCAATACTCCGTTATCTAGGTCTACATCCTGCCAGCGCAGCCCAAGAAGCTCTGCACGACGCAAGCCAGAAAGCAAGTCGAACATGATAGGAGCTCGCCATTTGATGGGCTCTGCCTGTATAAGCTGGAGCATTCGCTTCGCGTCCGGCTCGTCAAGGTATCTTGCTTCATGTCCAGCCAACGACGGTAAATCAACATTGGTGGCCGGGTTGGAGGGGATGCAGCGCCATTTCACGGCTCTGTCAAGTATGGATGACAACGTGCGGTGGTATGCGTGTACAGTCGAAGCGGCCAACGGCGATGTATCTGTATGAATCAAAAATACATCGTCTACTTTCTTTCCAAGCGCGGCAGCTATCTTCTCAGCAGATCCGAGGGAGACGGCTTCTCCAAAGAACGCTGAATTGACCGTTTTCCGGGCCAGGGCGGCTTTTTGCGCTAGAGCGTATCTCGACATGCCGAGAGTGCTTAAAGCGGCTCTGAGGGCGTCTGTGGCTTTCGCAGTGGTATGTTTGCGCACACCCTCTTCTTGCAGGTTGTTGTAGAAGGCCTGGACATGTAGCGGTGTGATGTCCTTCAGCTTCAAGTGACCTATGGCCTGGTTTATGCGAACGAGGTTTCGCGTGTAGTTATCTAGTGTGGTCGGCTTCAGATTGAAGCGCCCGTACTCATCCATGTAGCGCTGGGCAAAATCTGCGAAGCGGATATTTCCGTCCGAGATCGCTGCGCCGGATTTAACCTGTTCCTCGAAGCGCACAACCTGCCGATTCAGCTCTTTTTCAACCTGCCTCGGCGTCATTTTTTCGTCCGGTGTCCAGATAAGCCTGTGACGAATTTGTTTGCCGTTCATATCTATGCCGGCAGCGACAGTAATACGGTAGCTCTTACCGCGCTTTTCTACGGTGGCCATGGGTGCAGTTCTCCTTTCTTCTTGCACCAATGCGCCGGTCATGGTATACTGAAAGGCGCAAAGGTGCCTATATTGGTCTATGGTCTTTTGCATTTTGCCACCCACAGTGCTGCAACACCGTGGGTGGTTTTTTGTTTTACAGTGTCAGTTCAGAAATCATGCGACAAATCTCTGCAACGTCTGCCTTGCCGGAGAACTCGAGCTTGACTTTGCCGAGACCGCTGAACCAGAGTTCCAGCTCGCTGTCGAGGTCGAACACGCCGGAGGTTTCAACAGAGAAAGCCTGTATTTTTGTATACGGAAGACTGGTGAAGTCTTTCTTCTTGCCGGTAACGCCTTGTACGTTGATGGAGATAATACGCTTGTTGGTGAACACGATGCCGTCGCGCATGGCCTGGAAGGTCGCTATAACCTCCTCACCGCCAATCAGCAGCGGGTCTATCATGTCCTGATAATTCTTGTAGGGAACCGGCTTGAGTTTTACAAAAGATGCGTTATTAAAGTCTATCATTTCTTTTACCCCGTTTCTTTATGTAATACCGCCACCGGCGGTATGGATAACGAGAATATGTGGGATATAAGCGGAATTGTTTTTATTCTGTCGTGCCGTTTAGGCCGGAAGAAATGTTGTTCAACGCCGACATCATTCCACCGAGCATCATGTCTATGTTCTCCTCAGAATATACAATCTTCCAATTGTCATCAACAAGCGTCAGCTCTATATTGGCTGTGTTGGTGACGGTATTTTCTTTGTTCTCTTCTATGTGAGACATTAGAGAATCTATATACTGCTGATTAAGTTCTTCGTCGGTAGGTTGCTGCTCCTCGGGCAGGAAGGCATACTGCATGGCAATGCTGAACAAATCACCAATCCATGCAGCAATGACCGGGGACATATCAATATTCGTGAAATCAACGGTCACTGTAGCCGTGCCGCCATCCTCGTCTTCCGTGGAGCCGGTAATAGTATAGGTCAGATTACCTGCAATGGCTTCAATCATTTGCTGAGTCATTTCAGCATCTTCAGGGCTTTCGCTCTCTGATACGTTTGTGCTGCCGTCACCCCAATACTCAGCAATCTTGTCCGGATCAGCGCTTTGGAACGCCTGAATTGCTGCTTCGACAACGCTCTCAGCAGATTCACGACTGCTGCCGCACGCGGTGAGCGACAGGCAAAGCAAAGCTACGAGGAAAAGACAAAGTACCTTTTTCATGTTGTATCCCTTCTCTTTATGTATTACCGCCCCCCCGGCGGCGTGGGTTACTGTTTTACGCAGACTGACAATCTCGGTTATGACGTCGCCGAGCTTGGCGGCGATGCGGTCAAGCTAATTCACAACATCGCTCTCAAGGACGTCCTTTTATCTTATTCACGTTAGACTCAATGATTAGCCTGTACCTCTCTATTTCCTCATCGGTAAAGCCGTAGATATCCTCCCATATATAATTCGGCAGCCAGCACGTCGCGTGGTGGAAGCAATCCTTGGCGTCCGGCTTTTCAATATAGACCTTGACGTGGTCGCCTTTTACCTCGGAGTGGACAACCTCCGTACCGTCGTCAAGTGTGAGAAATGGGTACATCATAGGGGAGACCTCCTATCTACCGCCCATCCATCAATATGTAACGAGCCAGTCGCTCTCGGGCTTGGCAATGAGACGAGCGTTATTATATGCCATATCAAGTGTCAAACAAGTATGGCCCGTATAAATGCCGCCAGACTTTCCTACAGCAAGCGAAAGATCGACAACAGATGGGTCTCCGAGACTAATCGGTATTAAAAACTGTATACGACCATGGAAATATTGAGGCACGGCTGCCTTGTAGTTTTCCTGAATACGTATTTTGGCATATTCTAACGCGGTTCCTAAGAAGAGCATTGGCAAACTCGGGAGGTTTCTGTATGTCTCGGGAATCCTATCCTTATTTCTTTGGTCATCAAGTATATGGTCAATATTTATACGCAAATCTATGCGGGTGTCATAAATCAAATCCTCAATGCTGTCGAAGTATGTAGCTCTGCGAGGTAATACAGGTACTTTTTGCATTTCATATGCCGATTTTTTGAAGAATCCATCAAGCGCCCATTTCTTCGCTCTGCCCGGTTTGTTGGGGGAGAACAATGCATATATTGGTTCAAAATTCTTTGTGAACAAACCTGTGTCGAAGCAAAACTTAGATGGGTTCTCATATATATAACCAGCGCTTGGTTCCGATTGATGTAAACTGAATAGCCTCAGGAATGTGTGATTTATATAGCTGCGGAGAACCGGATGCTTAAAAGGCGAACAATCATGAACATAGTCCCATCGCTCTGGGCGAGCTAGGTTTAGCAGATTTTCTATTTGAGCGTCATAATCCGGCAAGAAAGCAAAAGAGTATATACTAAATTTTGTTTTCATCTATAAATCTCCCAAATCTTTTTCTTGACTTTTACGTCTTTTTTCTTGACTTTTACGTCTTGGTATGGTAATAATAATGACACAAGGGCTAGTGAGCGGCTACCTTGGCACACGCTTTAATGCTCACGGATTTTAAAGGTTCGGCTTCGGCCGTCGGGGGTTGCTCGCTGTATGCAACCCCCTTTCCTTTTTTCTAGACGATTTTGCATCCTTGAATGAGCCGGAGATTTCCGGCTCGTTTTTTACTTATACCCCAGCACGCGGCCTACGATGCCGAGACGCTCAAACTCGCTGACCTTGATGGGGTCATATTTGGAGTTGTCCGAGCGCAGCTCAATGCCGCTGCCAGTGTTGTAAAATCTTTTGCACACGGCGCCGTCGTCGTCCACCATGAAGATGCCGATTTGCCCCTCCTGCAGCTCGGGCACCTTATGCACCCAGACAATAGTACCGTCTGGGATGGTTGGTTCCATGCTATCGCCGGAGATGCGCACACCGAAGTCGGCGCCGCGCGGGACTTCGGAGGCAGGGAACTCAATGCGCTCGTAGTCGTTCTCTGCGTAAAGAGGGATGCCGGCAGCCGATGGATCTGTGTAGACAATCATGTCCAGCATAGCGCCAGTCTCTGCATCCAGTCGGCTGACCTTCTGCAGCTCCTCAGCCATGCGGCTTTCTTCGTACTTCATTATGGCGTTGACCGCCCCGCGGCCCACGTCATCCAGCTTCTCATATCGCGCGGCAATTTTCATGGCCTCGTCCGAAATGGACGGGGCTTTTTTTGCTTTTACGCAATCTTGAAACAGGTAATTGGCGTCCACTCCCAAGACCTCAATCAGAGAATACATGACTGACTCCTTTGGGTGGCTGGTTTCTTTTTCATAATTTGTTATTGCCGAACCTGTTACGCCAACAAGCTTGCCAAGTTCCTCTTGCGTGAGGCCGGCATTTTCACGCGCCTCTTTTATGCGTTTCCCTATGCCCATGCTTGCTATCACCTCTTTGTACTTATTAAATCACAATCGTCTCAAGAGTGCAAGACAAAACTTCAAGAATCTTTAGAAATAACTCTTGACACATAAAGAATCTTGATGTAATATGAAATAGACCTAAAGATTCTTGAGGAAAGGAGGGCCGAGAGCTATGAACGAGGCAAGCATTGTAAAAAACACAAGGCGAATCATAGAGGAGCGTGGTCTCAAACAATGTGCCGTTGCGGAGAGGGCAGGCTTTACGAGTAAGCAGTTCAGCGCCCTTATGAATCATCGCCGTACGATAAAAGATACGGATGTCATAGCTATCGCTAACGCGCTTGAGGTCACGCCAAACGAGCTATTTGGCATTGGTACATACGAGGCTGGTTGAAGGGAGGTGAGAGGTAATGGCCAAAGTTGTCGATGTAACATTTGTGTTTCCTCACGAGCGCATGGAAATGGCGAAAATCACCTTTGCTGTCGAGCTGTCGGATGCTGATAACATACGGTGGGACGACACCAAGAGGGGACTTTTGGATTTCTTCGCAATGTGCTCGCATGATGCATATCTGAGGCTGGCATCTGAAATAGATGGGCTCGGGGAAATTGCGCAGGGCAGAAATCCACGATAGATATCCCCCGCATTCTCACATAACGAACACGGGGGAGACACTAGTTCATTCTTTCTGTGTGGGCGACGGCGCTTTTGGGTAGCTCTGGATGAAACCTACAGGATGACGCTTATAGATTGGGCATTCATCAGAATATCGGCAAATCTGATGCTCACAATCTACAGAGACTACCTCGTTTCCAGACCACTCAATTATGACACCGCGAGCAGACTTTTTGTAGTAACAGTATCCTGCGTCACCACTGAAGGAGCGTTTGAGCTTATCAGAATCTATCATGGCTATCACCTCCTCATTAAAATTATACAATTAAAGGCATTTATGGGCAAGCGAAAGCTGCCCGAGGACGAGATGATAGCGATATGTGAGGCCGTTGGGATAGACCTCTGCGATTTGCAGAGGGATGGCAGCGAATCCGGTTGAAGGGAGGTGAGGGCGTATGGACGAAATCAAAAAGGAGCTCCATAGGCAAGGGCTGCTTCTGGAACTCCTAATAGAAATTATAACCACAATGACAGAGGAACAAGGGTTATCACTAATCTCCTACCAGCAACTTCACTGCCCATCCACCGAGCGCAACAAGAAGGTCAGAATGCTTCTGAAGGAGATCAGAGAACATGAACAAAGCTTTTCCTAATGAGAATATGGCTCGCGGCGAGTCGGCAAGCCGGGTCGAACAGACACACCTTGATTCATCCACTAAATCCGATGGTGGAGACATAACGCAAGTTGGCCTACGAAAAGAGCGATTTGACTGTATGATTCATGCAATCAGGCTGATTACTGAGCCATTGGTCAATAAGGAGAAATTCCGAGTTGTCATAGAGAAAGACCCGGAATCAGACGATGTGAAGTTCATATATGACTTTCCTGAGTGATGTTTACTATTTTACAGCCGTTCAGCTCGTCAGAGTTAGCGAGACAAACTTCGTCAGGCGTCCAGAAAACTTCAAAAATACCTGTGCCAGTACCCCTAGAACAATGGATGTCCGAATATGCACAAAGGAACTCCCAAATTAGTTTTCTGCGTTCAGGGGACTGCGAACTTGCATCTATGAGGAATCGCTTGTAAGACATATCTTCACCACCTTTCGACGCCATTATACAGCGGGAAAGTTAGGGGTGCAACCAGATTAAGGAGGTGGCGCAATGCGAATCCGGCGTTCAACTAAGTATGCCGACTACGAACCGGATGTCGGCGTGTTTGATGACCTAGCCAATGACGTTTCTGCGGATGCGCTGAGTGTCCGAAGAGATGACGATTACCTAGCTATCACCAAGGGCGACAGCATGATACGACTCTCGGGGAACGAAACCATGATTCTTCGGGGCCTGCTGTCACCGGGAAGGAGATGAGATAGATGCCTGAAAGCAGTGTTCCAAAGATGAGGACTGTTGCGAAGACAGTTGATGAGCTGAAGCGTTTAGACCCTGATACTTGTGTTTCTGCATATTACATCCGTCAGCTCATAAAGAAGGGAGAGCTGCCTGTCGTTTGGGCAGGCAGCCGAGCCCTAATAAATCTTGATGATGTATTGACGCTCCTTCATATAGGAACAGGCGAGCGGAAAAGTGATTCTCAGTCCAGACAAGGTATACGGAAGCTTGGACAGACCATCAAAATATCTGATGTATACGAATCAAGACTAGAAAGATAGGTGGTTCACATGAAAGGAATAGTAATCACGACCGATGACCAGCTCAGGGTGCAGGACTTTTCCCTCCCGCTCTATAAGTCGGCTGGGGAAGTAGTTGGCGGCTACATAGAGCACGTCAATCCGAAGTTGCTCCGGCGCCCATACTGCCTGCTGGTCAATGAGGAGGGACTGCTGCTCGGACTGCCGGTCAACGCTCTTGCCAGCTATATGTACGGCACTCATATGCACGGCAACCCCATTGTCGGAGACGTTGTCCTCTTAAAGAACGCCTACAGACACGGGGAGCGGGACATTATTGGCCTGACCGACAGCGAGGTCGAGAAGATAACCCGAGAGCTGAAGCCGCTGCTTGCCAGCGTTCGAGAGCATGCAGCGGCACTCAAGGAGGATTGACCTATGCAGTACAAAGTCTGCCCCGATTGCGGGGCGCACCTCGACCCGGGCGAACGCTGCGACTGTGAGGCAAAGAAAAAGAGCCGCTCTGCTGGAACAGAAACGGCTCCCGATGATGAGGATATGACTGGAATCAACCTCATTTATCATCCTATCAGCCTCGATGGAAAAAGTCAAGCGCTTCTGCCGCCGGCATACCGGCCCCGGGAGGCTGCGGAAGCCCAGGCGCGCTTCTGCGAGCGCAACGGCTACCTGCTGTTTGCGCCGCGCTCTGGATACTGCTACAAGTGTGGCCGGAACATCTACGAGCCATTCAGGACCAGGGCCGGGGACACGATCCCTGGATACACGGTAGAGCAGGCCGGGCACATGCTTATAACCTGCTGCCCGTTCTGCCAGGTTTCATATATCGATTGAATATATTGGAGGTCCCATCATGATAAGAAATCCCAGCGAAATACAGGAGAGCAAGCGGAAAATACGCATGCTTATCGCCGGATATCCCGGTATCGGAAAGTCAACGTTGGCGCTCTCCGCGCCGAAGCCGCTACATGTTGATGTCGACTTCGGTATTGAGCGCATCGAGCCCCAGTACCGCGTACCTTACATACAGCCCAAGAGCTATGACGAAATTCTCAACGACTTGGTACCGGCTAACCTTTCCGAGTTTGAGTCTATCGTGTTCGATACAGGCGGTAAGCTCCTGACCCTCATGAGCCAGTGGGCCATCAAAAAGAATCCCAAGTATGGCCAGAGCGACGGTTCTCTCTCGCTCAAAGGTTATGGCTTTGTAGGACGTGAGTTTATACGCCTTTTCGACTACTGCTTCTACGAGCTAGATAAGAATGTCATCATCGTGTTCCATGCCATAGAGGACAAGGACGGCGATAACACCCGCCTGCGTATCAAGGTAGAGGGACAGACCAAGAACAACGTCTGGGAGCCGATGGACCTCGGTGGTTTTGTCGAGATGCAGGGCAACAACCGAACTATCGGATTTTCAAACTGCGAACGTTATTTTGCAAAGGGCACGCGCGGTATTCACGGCGTTTGGCAAATCCCCGAACTTGGCCCGGGCAGGCCAAACGACTTTCTCACTAAGCTCTTTAGCCTATACAACAAGCACGCTGATAACGAGGCCGCTGAGGCCGCTAAAGAGAAGGAGGCCTATGAGGCGGCTATGTCCGAAGGCCGTAGAATCATCTCAGGCATCTCCGACGCGGATACTGCCAACGCAGCCATGCCTGGCATCAAGGCCATTAAGCACGCTCTTACTTCCAAGAAAGAAATAAATGCCGCCTTCAATGCCAAGATTAAGGAGTGCAACCTGTTCTTTGATTCTGTTCTTGGACGTTACACACAGGCACCAACTGACCAGGCTTCTGATAAACAATACATACAGGAAGAGAACCAGGAGGCGCAGTGATGGCCCGCTACCTAATTACTCACTCGCTGCTGTCCTCATGGCTCTACTCCATGAAGGAGAATCCATACGAGGACGCGAGCAACGCCAAGGACCCGCTTGAGGACTTCATGCGGGTCCTCAGGCGAGAGCCCACCGAGACTACGGAGGCCATGCAACGGGGGATTGACTTTGAGGATCTCGTTACGGATATCGTCAATGGACGTGGCGATGAGTCCAACCGCTGGTATGATGCAGCCTCCCGCGTCGCCTATATTGTCCGCGGAGGGGTGCTGCAGTTCAAGGCCAGCAAGGCCATACAAGTCCACGGGCTGGACTTTGTCCTATACGGCAGGCTCGACTGCCTGAAGGCCGGTGAGATTTTCGACATCAAGTTCTCCAGCGGCTACGACCGAGGCAAATACGTCACCAGCACCCAGCACCCGGTCTATCTCGAAATTGTGCCGGAGGCCAGGGCATTCACATATCTCGTCAGCAACGGCACCGAAGTCTGGACGGAGCGGTATCTGCGCGAGGACACTCCGGATGTCCACCAACTCATTTACGACTTCGTAGACTGGCTCAGCGCGCAGGGGCTTCTGGAGCTGTATGAGGAGACGTGGTCGGCGCGATGAGAGGCAGGCTAGTGGATATGTCCATTGGGCTTAACCGCAAGCAGCGTATAACTATCGAGCTGGACGCGGACTTCCGCGAAGGCTATGCCCGACTCAAAGGTACAGAGCTCGACGTCGATATTAAAAAATACAGAAAGATTCGCTCCAAGACAGCCAACGCCTATTTCCACGTTCTCGTGAACAGAATTACTGCTGTACGTGGAGGCAGCGAGGATGTCGTCAAAGCCGAGTTGGTCACGCAGTACGGTGCCTTGGCTAAGGACGACAAAGGGCTCACTGTTGGCTTCAAGCTCCCAGCCAGTGTGGATGCGTCCAGCATCTATCCCTACGTCAAGTGCTTCGACACGAGGGAGGAAGGCGGCAGACTGTTCAACTGCTACCTGGTATACAAGCAGACCCACTGCATGGACAGCAAAGAGATGGCCCGCCTTATCGATGGAGCAATCGAGGTTGCCCGCGAACTCGGCATAGAAACAGACACCCCGGAACAATTGGCTCGGTATAAGCAGGAATGGGGCCGCACATAGGCGGCCCGGGGAGGTCAATATGTTAAACCACATTGTTCTCATGGGCCGTTTGACACGCGACCCGGAGCTCAGATATACACCGTCACAGCTACCGGTGACAACCTTTCGAATAGCCGTAGAACGTGACTACAGCCGCGGCGAGGAACGTCAGACCGATTTCATCGACGTTGTCGCCTGGCGCCACAATGCCGAATTCGTCAGCAGGTATTTCCAAAAGGGCAGCATGATAGTCGTCTCCGGACGTCTGCAGATGCGGGAGTGGCAGGATAGAGACGGCAGCCGTCGTGTCAGTACCGAGGCCGTGGCCGAGAGCATCTACTTTGGAGAAAGCGCAAAGCGCGCCGAAGGCGGCTCTCAGCGCGTTCCAGCAGTGGGACCGGGCGTTTACTCCTATGAAACACCAGCTTACACGTCGGCAGCGCCAGCTGTTCCTCAACAGGCTTCGCCTGGCAGTGCCTCATCTCAGCAGCATCCGTACTACCAGTCGTCGTTTTCAGAACTTACTGACAACAATGACGGCGAATTGCCGTTCTAAAGGAGGGCGACAACGCCATGGCAAAAAGAAATCTGCCCTACCTTAAATTATATGTCCAGGACTTCTTATCCGATGAGAAGCTCAATGAGTGCAGTGCTGAGGCCACTGGCGTATACATCCGGCTCATGTGCATCATGCACAAGAACGAAGAGTACGGCATTGTGCGCCTCAAGTCTAAGGACAAGCACTCCGGCCGCCCGGTGGCCGACCTCGCCCGGAAGCTCGCCAGGCAGATGCCATACGACGCCAAGACCATCGAGCGCGGACTGGATGAGCTGCTTGAAGAGGGCGTTCTCAATCTGGATGGAGATGTGCTTTATCAAAAGCGCATGGTTCATGACGGCAAAGTCAGCGCCGTGCGTTCAGCTGTGAGTAGGCAGCGTTGGAATAAGGATTCTAGAGATTTTGCATCACCGTTTGCAGATGGTTTTGCTTCGAGTTTTGGATATGCAAATGAAGATGCAAACAGAGATACAAACGGTGATGCAAACGGCCAAGCAAAAGGGAATCCAAAGCCGATGCAAAACTGTGACTATGAACATGAGTATATTAATAACCCTGTAAGTTATAGCTCTGAAAATACAGGACTACCTAACGTAAGTAGTACAACTCCGCGCGCGCACGCGCGCGAGGGACAGGCTCCCGCCGGTGGAGACCCCGGGCTCGCAGCTACGTTCGACTTGTACTTCGACAAGATAGACCCTTCGCCTACACCGACGAGCATGGACTTGCTCAAGGGCTACGTTGAGGAGCTGGGTGGCGACGTCGTATGCCACGCAATCAATGAGGCCATAGACCAGGGCGCGCGCTCATGGTCATACATACACGGGATTTTGAAAAACTACTGCGCCGACGGCGTAAAGTCGCTCGATGACGTGGAGCGCCGCGAGGCCAGACACGAGCGCCGGAAGCGGAAGGGAGGTAACGACAATGCTCAGCGAGATATTTCCTCCGGAGGTAGCGGGCCGGATATCGTCTATGCCGTCGATGGAAGAGAAGCCCAAAACACTTGACCTGGCAGCCGTGTACAACGAGCAGCCGGGGGACTTGACCGGGGTGGATTGTCCGGTGTGCCGCAACAAGGGCTACGTTGCCCGGCTTGACGAATGCGGAGGCCTTGTCCTCGCGCCCTGCAAGTGCCAGGTGCAGCGTCGGGCAAGTAAGAGACTCGAGGAAAGCGGCCTTGGCTCACTCGTGGAACGCTGCACGTTTGAGACATATCGCACTCCGGAGGCGTGGCAGCAGGCGGCACTGTCCAGCGCGCGGGCCTTCGCGGCTGATCCGATGAACCCAGCGACGCCCGGTGGAAGCTGCAACTGGTTTTATCTTTGCGGTCCATCCGGGACCGGCAAGACGCACCTGTGCACCGCTGTGTGCGTCGAGCTGATCCGCGCCGGCTGCGATGCCCGGTATATGCTCTGGCGCGAGGATGCGCCGCAGCTCAAGGCCTACGTCAACGGGAATTATGACCGCTATGCCGCGCTTATGGACGAGCTGTTCAACGTTCAGGTGTTGTACATAGACGATTTCCTGAAAGGTCGCATCACCGATGCAGATATAAACCTAGCTTTCGAGCTCATAAACGCCCGGTATAACCGGCGGGAAAAGGCTATCACGATAATTAGCAGCGAGCTGGATTTGGGCACTGTCACTAAACTGGATGAGGCGCTAGGGGGACGGATCTACGAGCGTGCAAGGAACTACAGCTGCCGCACCGGCGGTGAGAATTGGAGGTTTAAGAGACGGTGAAGGAGGTCTTTAGGTTGGCCGCAGCCATGATACTTGTGCTTGTTGCCATCGTTATATTTGCGATTCTGTTCCGGCTTCTCGGCCTTGCCAGCGACGAGCCGCCGGAGATGGAACTACCGGCGCCTGAGTGGGAGAAGGCTGACGTTCTTGATGTGGTGGAGGATGTTACGCCAGAGCTCGAGAGCATAGCCGTATCAGCGGCTCCGACGTTTGACGATGTGCTCATCGAGAAGATAGCGGCCGTTGATTCGGCACTTGCGGAAGTCGCCGGGCGGCTGATTTGGGGAGAGGGAGGCGCGATAACGAATACAGCAAACCGCTTCGCTTCACTCTGGACGGCCATAAACAGGGCTGATGCGTGGGGCGGCACCTTGTACGAGCGTATGACTGAGGAATCCCAATTTCATGGCCTCAGCATGACAGGAGAGGTGCCGGAGCAGTACATCCGCGAGGCTAGGCTGATAATAGCGCTTTGGGAGATGGAGCGCGAGGGATGGACTATTCCAGCTGACAGGTTTCCTGCCGGGCTTCCGGAAAGGTTCCTGTATTTTGAAGGCGACGGGACAGTCAATCATTTCTCTACCAACTTTGGTGGAGGCGAGTATTGGGACGGCGTCGAAAGCAGGTGGGACGCATGAACGAACAGAAAAAGCTGATGTTCATTTTGCTGGCTTTTGTTTCCGTAGTGCTGTTAATCACGGCTTCCAACGCTCTTGGCGTCCGTGCTACATGGGAAAGCGTATACGACTATGGCGAACAGGCACTGTCAGAAGGACGTTATGCCGACGCAGCAGCCATATTCTCGACCATAGAGCAGTTTGGCGACTCAGGTGAACAGCTTACCAAGGCTCAACAGGCTCTGACTTCTGTGAACAAGCAGTACAACAAGGCCATGTACCTTCTCAACACTGGTGACTACCTTGAGGCCTATGAAATCCTGGCAGAGTTCGATGACGAAGCGTGCATTCGCTTGGCCGAGTACTGCGAACGGATGCTGCTGTTAGAGCAGGGAGGCGTGGCCTGATGGCATACAAGACGCCGACTCCGCAGAAACATTCTGATCCGCGCCGGCAGCTACAGGGCGCGGTGGCCAAAGCTCACGGCAGGCGGTTTGAGGAGCGCCTTGACGCCTCGTTCGCCTATTACGCCGACCGCGGCTTCGCCCTGATAGAGAAAACGCCAGAGCCGATGCGGCCCACCAAGAGCTTGGGCAACGGCAAGTTCATCGCTTTCTTCGAGAAGCAGGCCCAGCCGGACTACAAGGGCATCATCAAGGGCGGGCGCATGGTGATATTTGAGGCCAAATTCACGTCCACGGAGCGCTTGGAGCAGTCCCGCGTGAGCCGCGAGCAGTCCGAGTATCTCGACCGCTGCCAGCGGCTTGGCGCCCGCTGTTATGTCCTGGCGGGCTTCCTCACGGGTGAGGTCTACCGCATCCCCTGGCTGGTCTGGTCAGATATGAAAGCGTGCTTCGGACGCAAGTACGTCACCGAGGCAGACCTGCGAGAGTATCACGTGCACACGGCGTGGAACGCCACGCTGATGCTGCTGGACGATTAACGAAAGGAGATTTCCATGAACGAAGCATCCAGATTCGAGATGTACAAGAAAAAGCTCGACAACGTGTGTGAAGAAAACAACCTTGTCTATCGCTTCCGTCGTGATTCGTATCCGATTACGCTCACCATTCGCCCGGCCGGCGATATAGCAGATCAACTTGATATGCTCGCCAATGCCGACGAAGGCGGGTACACCAGCCCAGACGCCGCTATAGTGTTTTCCTACCGGGACGGCGAGCTGACATACAAGACCATTCACACCTTCAGCATAGATGATGCGCTGCTCTCGCGTATAAAGAACCTGTTCAAGAAGCTGCACTTCTGCTGGCTCCAGTATTTCCATCGTGACCTGATGGAGAAGCAGCTGCTGTCGGCATCCACTATGCCAGTCATCGATGAGGACGACTCTTATGACGGTGAGGCTGAGCCCCTGGAATATGCCGAGGAGGACGATGATAACGAAGACGTGGATGGCGGGAACACAGAGACGCCGGAACAGATGAAGCTAGACGACGTACCTCCTGATGACGTGGCCGAGGCCACGCGCATTGTCCGCGCTGAGAACAAAGCCTCAGTGGCCCTGCTGCAACGCCGGATGAATATAGGCTATGCCGAAGCTGCCCAGCTGATAGACGAGCTGGAAGCTCGCGGCGTTATTGGCCCCTTCGCCGGCGCCTCGCCGCGTGAGGTGCTCCCGGGGGATGAACCGGACGATGCCGCAGGACTGGATATCGAGGGATAAATCCCATGGGTAACGTGCTGCGCCATGTCAGGGGAGAGAGCCAGAGAAATATTATGCGGACACTCAATGCTCTTTCCGGAAAGTACTCTCTCTGGGAGCTCTGGCAGGACTGGATAACCATGTCGGCGATATCCATAGCCAATGTGTTCGACGGACCATATCGCAAGGAACGTGAAGAGATGTATTCATCCCGCGCCGCGCGGTATAGTGCGTCGGAGCTAAAGGCGTTCGCAGATATGTTGTTTGAGCTGGTTGCCGACATGGACCGAGACCCGGATCAGGACTTTCTCGGAGAGTTATTCATGTCTCTCGACCTCGGCAACGAGTGGCGCGGGCAGTTTTTCACGCCGTATGATGTATGCCGTATGATGGCGTCAATGAGCATATCCGACGACCTCAACGCAAAAATAGAGTCACAGGGCTGGGTTTCAGTCAATGACCCGGCCTGCGGAGCGGGAGCTCTACTTTTGGCCTTCGCCAATGAGTGTCTGCGCCACGGCATTAATTTTCAGACATCGGTACTGTTCGTCGCTCAGGACGTGGACTTTCTTGCCGGCATGATGTGCTACATACAGATGAGCCTGCTGGGCTGCCCGGGCTATGTAGTCATAGGCAACACTCTCACTGAGCCATCGACCAGCCGGGATGCCCGAGGGCTGCTGCCGGCCGGAGGCGGCAACGTGTGGTATACGCCGATGTACTACAGCCAGATCTGGAGCTGGCGCCGCGCATTCGCCACGGTGCAGCTGCTTATCTCCGTCCCCGCTCAGCCGGATGGTCACAAGCCGGAGTATACGTCCCCGGTTCACGAAGACAAGCACGGGCAGCTAAGCCTGTTTTGACCCAGACCGAGGGTATATCGGCCGCACAAGGAGGAGTTAAATTGACAAACATCACACACATACCGGTGGAGCAGCCGCACCCGCATCCGGATAACCCGCGCAAGGAGCTTGGAGACTTAACCGAGTTGGCCGACAGCATCAGGGCCAACGGCGTCTTCCAAAACCTGACCGTCGTGCCTCGGACTGTGACGGGCGAGATTACCGGGCAGACATGGCAGGACGGTTACACGGTCATCATCGGCCACCGCAACCGGAGTATGGCTGGTTCTTTGCCTGGTTAAGTATATTTTGAGAGAGTTGAGGAAAAAGGACAATGAGTAAAAAGCGACGCTCATACATGACTGTCAGTCCGGACAAGCACATGGAACCATCAGAGCCGGAACCGCACGAGTACGTCAAGATCGGCGACAGGGTGATACGGGCCCCTTATTTTGGCCCGAATCAAGATGGAGTGCAATTATCCGCTGATGTAATTTACATACACCCGGAGGGGCGCTATCACACTGTGCAGTTTGAGAGCGGCTTCCGTGAAAGCTATCTCGGCATTAGAAAATAGACACAAATGGATTGGAGCTAAAAATGCTGATTTCCTCTAAGGCCTACATATGCCCGAGCTGCATAGGGATAGTGCGAGAACACTACATAGCAAGTCAGAACGGGCAGGAGAGGCGAGAAAAGTGTGGAGTGTGTGGCAAAACCACCTATTGCAAGCCCTACTCTCTAAGCTCAAAACCAAGGCAAAAGAAATAGTTAGGAGGTACACAGTGACGCTGCACGAATTATCAGGATGCATCCGTCTCGGCGAGCGGGTGCGGAGGAACAATGAATTACTGGCGTCGCTGTGGGACGCGGCTCATCCCGGTGCGCAGGCGCTCACCGGGATGCCGCACGCTTCGGGGGTGACGGATAGGGTCGGAAGTTTGGCCGTGGAAATTGCCGCGCTTGAAGAACGTAACGAAGCCCTAAACCGTGAGTTGGCTCAAGCTCAGGCTAAGATTGACGATTACATAAAATCCATACCAGACGAGTACCTCCAGCTCGTATTTAGGCTGCGGTTTATTCGCTGCCTATCTTGGGGTGAGGTGGCTGCCATTGTGGGCAAACACACATCAGAAGCCAGCGTGAAGTCAGCTTGTTATCGCTTCCTTGAATCTCGCGGCGAGCTGTAACGCTGTGCAACGCCGTGCTTCTTCGTGTTACTTTATGCAACGAAAGGTTACTCCGTGATTCCCCGTGATGCGTCGTGATGCTTGATGTTTCGACCATCAGCGTGGTATGGTATGCTCGTAAAATCCTAAATCAGCCAAGCGGTTCCCGAACGGGAGCTGCTATTCTTTTGGAAAGGAGGATTTGGCCTGTGCGTTTCTCCTTTGCGCACGGGTATGCGCCGGGCTCGGTGTTCGCCAGCAGCGGGCAACGGCGACGTTTAAAAAAGGAGAATCAACGTGTTTTCAAAAACAGTTTTAAAATTCAAGACTTCGCCAACCATGTACTACGCGATGAGCATTGCGGCATCATGGGCCGGCGTCGGCTCCATGATGAACAGCATCACGCTCACCATGGAAAACGGGCTTATACCGTCTATGATTTGGGGACTGGGTAACTCCGTGGCCTGCATCCTGTTCGGCATCGTCGCTTGCCACCTGCCTACGTTGCGAACCCTGATAAAAACTAAGCTCATGCGATATCTCGTGGGCTTCATGAGCATATTCCAGCTATGGATAAACATGAACGGCATACGAGAGATATTTGGGAACACATTCATTGGCACGATTGGCGGCACCATTATTGTCTACGCAGTCTGTATAGGGTTCATCTTTTTGCTGCTACGCTTTGGAGTTATGCGCAATGTGCTCACCGACAGCGCCTCATGGTATGGTGTCTATGCGCTTATAGCACTGCTTACCATACTTGCTTTCGCCCAGTCCGGAGGAGCATACAACCACATCGAGCTTGGCCTTGAATGGGAAAACCTTCAGGTTGGCATCACAAAGGGGCTGCTTCTGTTGCCGGGGCCATTCACGTATCCCTACTTTTTCGAGTTGCTCGACTACAATGATGCCAACGGTGACCACACACGCAAGGTCAACATACGCCGGCCATTCACATACGGCGGCCTGATGTTTGGCGCCTATATGCTGTTCACTTATGCTCTTGCTTTTGTGAGCTTCAGCCCTACGCTGAACTTCCTCAAGGCTGTTCTTGTGAGCCTCATCGGCATATCCACAATATCGACCTTCATCCTTTCTGAGTACATTATCTTTGGACGCAAGCTTGGCCTCGTCATCGATGGCGTGGCCGTTCTTTTTTGGCCGCTGTTCATTGGCCTTGGTGTTATGGGCGTGTGGACGCTTATGGCAGAGCTGAGAATATACCTGATTGCCGTCCTGCTTGTTGCGGCGCTTATAAAGCGTGCCGCTTCCCGAAGGGGGGTGCGGGCATGACGATAATCAGGAAGCCGCTTGCTGAGCTACACAAGCCAGCCAAGAATGTTCGCCGGCATACCGAGAAGCAGATTCATGAGTACATTCGCTCGCTTGAAATGTTCGGGCAAATTAAGCCCGTGGTCATTGACGAGACCGGTGAGATTATCGCCGGCAATGGCCTGTACGAAGCGCTGCTGGCCATGGGCACCGACAGCTGTGACTGCTACGTGGTCACAGGCCTGAGCAGCAAGCAAAAAAAGAAGCTGATGCTCGCAGATAACAGGGTATACGAGCTGGGCATAACCGACACCGACGTCTTTGACGAGCTCATACGTGAGCTGGACGGAGATGTAGATGTACCAGGCTGGGATGCAGATCTCCTTGAGATGCTCAACGCAAGTGTGGATGATGCGAACGACATGATAGAGAGCTACGGGGTTTATGAACCGGAAGTCGTTGAAACGGTGACACGCCGAGAGCGTTCCGCTGTGGTTGAGCCGCCGCATCACGAACAGGCTGATACCAGCGCGGCGTCGGCCGCGCCGGAGGGTGCGTTCGTGATATGCCCAAAGTGTGGTGAGCGCATATGCCTGTGAGGAAGATAGAGAGCACCATCAACGTGCTTGAAGCGGCGAAGCTGCGCATCCGCAACGTTTTCGCAAACGGCTGCAAGGTCTACCTCAGCTTCTCATCCGGCAAGGACTCACTGTGTATAGCCTCCATCACATATGACCTCATACGGGAAGGCGCGATAAATCCGAAGCAGCTTACGGTGACGTTCATTGACGAAGAAGGTCTTTATCCATCTATGGTCGAAGCGGCCGAGCGCTGGCGGCGCAACTTCATTTCTGTCGGCGTTCCATTCCTCTGGTTTTGCCTCCCGTTCAAGCAGGTTTCGGTAATTGACCACTTGTCATCGTCGGAGAGCTGGATAACCTGGGAGCCCGGAAAAGAAGACGAGTGGATGCGTAGGCCGCCCAAGGGCGCCATCATGTCCAGCCCATATCTTGAGTATCCTGGCCAGATGAACTATCAGACTTTCTGTGCCAAAGCATTTGCTGACGGTATACAGATGATAGGACTTCGCACAGCGGAATCCCTGACACGGCTCCAAGCTGTATCTCGCTCCGATATGAGAGTTCTCAAAGGGCCGTTCTATCCAATATACGACTGGAAAGATTCCGATGTATGGCTCTATATCAAGGAGCGGGGGCTTGAGTTCCCGGACATCTATATGCGCCTCTATGAAGCCGGGGTAAAGAAAAACCAGCTCCGGCTATGTGCGTTTTTCGGTGACTGCGGTACACAAGGCCTGCGGTGGATAGCTGAGACCGACAATGACCTGTGGCAGCGCATCGAGCGCCGTGAGCCGAATGCATACCTTGTACTGCTGTACTGGGACAGCGAAATGTTTCGACGCACTACTCATAAGCGCCGGGAATTAGAAGCCGAGGTAGAGGACAAGGACTACTGCGCGCTGTGCAAGGACATTCTTTTTCTCAACACTGAGAAGTACACAATAGCAGCAGACACAAAGAAGCACCTTTCCAATTGGCGTTCGCTTTTTGTGAAGACATACGGTATAGCCAAGCCTATCCACTATAAGCGCATGTATGAGGGTCTGCTATACGGAGACCCCAAGTCTCGTGTGCTGCGTATCTTATGGACGCAGATATACAACGACTACAACAACGCTGGAAAGGAGGCGAAGAAATGAGCGAAACGGATTTGTTCGCGCCGCTCTCTTCCCTCCAATGGGTAGACAGGGATATGCTGCACGCCAATGACTATAACCCCAACAAGGTCAGCGAGGACAACCTCAAGCTGCTTACCCAGTCCATACTCACAAACGGCTGGACGCTTCCTATTGTAGTTCGTCCAGACTACACCATTATTGATGGATTCCATCGCTGGACTGTGGCCGGGCGTGAGCCATTGCGCACGCAGCTCGGCGGCAAAGTCCCTGTAGTCATAGTAGACCACCACGGGGACGACAGCGCTGACGTCTACGGTACCATAACGCACAACCGCGCGCGAGGCACACATCTGCTAGAGCCGATGAAAGCCATAGTTAAGCGGCTGCTGGACGAAGGTAAGACGGTCAATGAGATAGGCAGGCAACTGGGCATGAAGCCCGAGGAGGTATTCCGCTTGTCAGGATTCACACGCGAGGAATTTCTTGCGCTGATGACCAAAGGGCATGACACCTACAGTCGGGCGGTGGTGTATACACACATATAGCCTGCTGCAGCGCCTGAGCGCCTCGCTGGCAGCCGCTTGACCTTCGACATATGCGTAGACGCGCAACGAGTTGCAACGGCAACTGAGAGCACAGAGGCCGCTGCCAGCGCGAAAAGGTACTGTGACGGGCCCGGGGCATCGCAAGCGGGTTCGCCGACCCCGAAAAACGCTCAGTTACCGGCGCAAAAATTCAGCATTTGACTAAAGTTTTATATAAGTTTGGAGGTAAAAGTTGAGCATGGCGGCAGGAGATGCTTTCGAAATTACATTGATGACCGACGTAAAGGTATCTGAGCTTGCCGCCGTGCTCGGCTTGAGCGCAAATCGCATACACCAGCTGGCAAAAGACGGCATCATCCAGCCGGTCAAGCGTGGCCGGTACCCGCTGGCTGCGAGCGTTCAGGCATATATAGATTTTGTCAGAAAGGGAACAGGTGACGAGGACGATATCAAGCAGGCAAAGCTGCTCAATTCCGCGAACGTTACCTTGAAGCAGGCAAAGGCCGTCATTGCCCAGATGGAGGCCAAGGAGCTCGCCGGCAAGATGCACCGCAGCGAGGACGTGGCGGCGATGACCGAAGACTTGGTGTACTCGATTCGGAATATGCTAAATGCCTTGCCTGGGCGCCTGGCGACAGACGTTGCCGGCACGGACAACCCTGCCGAGGCTGCCGACGTCATACGTCGGGAGATTAACCGCATGCTCCGCGAGCTCGCCAATTACCACTATGACCCTGAGGCATACGCCGCACGCGTAAATGAGCGCCGGCAGTGGGAAGGGTCTCCCCTGGGGGGTGCCGCAGATGTCGGAGATTAAGCGTGAAGAGAGAAAGACAAGCAAGCGCAATGCGGCAAAGCTCAATGCGGCCATCGCCGGTGTGCTGGACAGCATCCGACCACCCGAAGACCTCACGGTCGTAGAATGGGCCGAGAAATACCGCCGCCTTTCTTCCGAGGGCAGCGCGGAGACTGGTCCATGGAGATGTGACCGCACACCATATTTGCGCGAACCGCTGGAGGCATTCACCGACCCGAAGGTTCGGCGCATAGTCCTCGTTTCTTCCTCTCAGATAGGCAAGAGCGAGTTTGAAAACAACATCATCGGCTATATCATCGACGAAGACCCGAGCAGTATACTGTTCATCCACCCAACCAACGTGGACGCCAAGGACTACTCCAAGCTCCGCATCGCGCCGATGATACGCGACAGCCCGACGCTGCGCAAGAAAGTCGCTGCCCCGAAGAGCCGGAGCGGCGATAACACTATCCTGCAAAAATCTTTCCCCGGCGGCATACTCACAATGTGCGGTTCCACGGAAGCACACTCGCTCGCGTCCAAGCCAATCCGGTATGTTATCGGAGACGAACGTGACCGCTGGGCTAAATCGGCCGGCAACGAGGGCGACCCGTGGCGCCTGGCCATGGCTCGCCAAATCACGTTCTACAACGCGAAGGCCATTGAGGTTTCTACTCCCACCATAAAGGGCGCGAGCCCCATAGAGGACAGCTTCTATGAGGGGACAATGGAGCGCTGGTGCATACAGTGTCCGCACTGTGGCGAGTATCACGACATCAAGTTCGCGGATATACGCTACAGCAGTGAGGAGACTGTAATACACAACAAGGTTCAGTACAAAGTAACTGACATCTGGTATGTCTGCCCTGGCTGCGCGTGCGTGTCTACAGAGCGGGAGATAAAGAAGCAGCCTGCAAAATGGGTGGCCGAGAATCCAGATGCCTACGAGCGAGGCGTACGCTCTTTCTGGCTCAATTCCTTCGTATCTCCCTGGGCGTCCTGGGAGTCAACTATACTTGAATTCCTATACGCAAAGGACAGCTCGGCAAAGCTGCAGGTCGTATACAATACCCGCTTCGGCGAGCTGTGGGAAGACCGCGGCGACCTTGAGAGTGAAGAAAGCCTGCTGGCCCGCCGCGAGGAATATCCCGCCGAACTGCCGGATGGTGTCCTCGTCCTCACCTGCGGCGTTGACACCCAAGATGACCGCCTTGAGTTTGAGGTTGTCGGACACGGACATTTCGGAGAGACGTGGGGTATCAAAAAGGGTATCATCATGGGCCGCCCGGATGACCCAAATGTGTGGGCGGCACTCGATGACGTGCTGGAGCACATCTATATATTTGCCGACGGAATTGGTCTGCGTATCAGTATGACCTTCGTTGATGAGGGTGGTCACTTCACGCAGGAAGTTCGCCAGGCCTGCCGCGAGCGCATAGGGAAAAAGGTTTTTGCCATAAAGGGCATGGATGGAGCAGACAGGCCCTTTACCGGGCCACCCAAACAGCAGAAGATAGTCATGAGGAAAATAATAATCGGCTACTGCTGGGTGTATCATCTCGGCGTCGATGCGGGGAAGCAGATTATCATGGATAACATCAAAGTAAAAACACCGGGTCCGCGTTACTGCCACTTTCCGCGGCGTGATGATTATGGACCAGCGTATTTTGCCGGGCTCATGTCCGAGCGGCTTGAATACGACCCGAAAAAGAAAAACCCATGGGTATGGAAAAAGATTCCCGGTCACGAGCGAAACGAAGCCCTTGACTGCCGCAACTATGCTATGGCGGCGTTCCGGGTGTTGCCCGCAGATTTGGACGCTATCGACGCCCGGCTTAAAGCGTCGCGAGGTCAGGCCCCGCGCCAGAGCGCACCGGCGACAGTTACAAAAAGGCCCGCTGCGCAGACACGACGCGGTGCGGCCCTTAATAAATACTACGATGACTGGTGAGGTGATTTATTTGGCAACCAGAGAAGTGCTCATCGAGCGGCGTAAATACTACTCTCAGATGTACGAGAAGCTCCAGGGTGCCATACTCAAGCTGCTCGACGGCGGTGTGAAGTCCTATAGCATTGACAATCGTCAGCTCACCAGGTACGACATTCCCCAGCTCGAGGACGAGCTTGAGAGCATCGAAAAAAAACTTGATGAGCTGGATGCCCTTATAGAAGGACGCCGACCGCGAGCAGCGTTCGGCGTTGTGATAAGGGATTGGTAATATGGGTATAGGTCCCACTGGGGCTTTTACCGCAGGGCGGCAGTTTCTTTTAACTCTTCCTTAGCTGCCGTCCTGCTCTTTTATAGGAGGTGAGCAAGATTTATCACGATAAGCGCACGGGACTATATTTGCCCGAATCGGTGCCGCAGGTTCGCGGCTACAGCGACGCCGGGGCCAGCGTGACGCGGAGGGCGCTCAAGGGCTTCAACGCCCGCAGCAGCTCGCCGCGCGAGGACATAGATTGGAACAACTACACACTACGCCAAAGAGGGCGTATGCTCTATATGTCCTCTCCTCTTGCCACCTCCGCAGTCAATACTAACCGAACAAAGGTTGTCGGCGTGGGCCTGACACTCAAGAGCAGTATCAACCGTGAGTTGCTGGGGATGTCGCCTGAAGCCGCGAAGGAGTGGGAAAAGCGGGCTGAATCTGAGTTTGCGCTGTGGGCCGACAACAAGTACAGCTGTGACGCCACCGGAATGAACACCTTCGCCGGTATGCAGCAGCTTGCTCTTGTGTCATGGCTCCAGAGCGGTGACGTGTTCGCCGTAATAAAGCGGAGACCGAAGGAGCGCCAGCGCCCGTATACCTTGCGGCTGCACCTTGTAGAAGCTGACCGTGTACGCACACCCAATGAATACGGGGGCGTCACTATTGGCCCAATGAGTGAGGGGGAAAATACGGACAACGGCAACCGAATTTTCGACGGCGTTGAAGTAGATGATGATGGACTGGCAGTCGCGTACTACGTTCACAACACTTATCCGTGGCAGATAACATCTGAACCGGCAAAGTGGCAGCGAGTGGAGGCTGTCGGCAGCAGAACCGGCTTGCCGAATATCCTTCACATCATGTCCAGCGAGCGACCGGACCAGTACCGTGGCGTCACGTACCTTGCCCAGGTGATTGAACCTCTGCTACAGCTTCGTCGATACACTGAGGCGTCATTGACAGCTGCTATCATACAGAGTTTCTTTACCGCTTGGATTACCACAAAAACAGACCCTACACAGATACCGGTCAACGAGGTAGGCGGCGGCAACATAGCCGGTATCCCGGTACAGAATCCGCTTGACAACGACATATCCCGTGGGCAGCGTGAGTACGAGATGGGCCCGGGCACTGTTTTTCATCTCGACGAAGGCGAAAACGTAAACTTTGGAAGTCCTAACATTCCGACGGCTTCATTTGACGCATTTGTCAGAGTTTTTTGCCAGCAGATAGGCGCCGCGCTCGGGCTGCCGTATGAAGTCCTACTGAAAACATATAACTCCTCCTACTCTGCCAGCCGCGCGGCGCTGCTGGAAGCGTGGGAGGAATTTCGTATGCGCCGGGCATGGTTTGTCACGGACTTTTGCCAGCCGGCATATGAGATTTGGCTTTCGGAAGCCGTCGCTCTCGGGCGCATAAACGCTCCTGGATTTTTTGCGGACCCGCTTATCCGGGCGGCGTGGTGCGGCGCTCGCTGGATTGGCCCCGTTCAAGGCCAGCTCGACCCGCTTAAAGAGGCGAATGCGGCCGTCACGCTCACAGAGCACGGCTTCAAGACACACGAGCAGGTTACGCGCGAGATGGGCGGCGGCGACTGGGCAGCCAATGTTGAACAGCTTGCCGACGAGAATAGGAAACTCTCGGAGGCGCGCAGCACACCAGCTGCTATTGCTGAGACAGTACCCAGTGCGGAAGGAGGAAACGAATGAAAGCCACAAACATACGCAAACCGGCATACTGTATGGCCACTACCGACGGCCAGAGCGCCGAGATTACGATGTACGGCGATATATACGAACAGCGGCCAACGGATTGGTATGGAAATCCTGTTGAGGGCCAGTTCGTGTTGATGGACGAATTCCTTGACGACCTCAAGTCTCTTGAGGGCTGCAAGGACATCACCATCCGGATGAACAGCTATGGCGGCGACGCTGGCGTGTCAAATACCATACACAACCGCTTGCGTGAGCTGGCCCGAAACGGTACGCAGCTTACATGCATTGTGGATGGAGTGGCCATGTCCGGAGGTTCCCTGATTATGTGCGCCTGCGATACCGTGAAGGTCAACCCGTCCAGCCTTATCATGATCCACAAATGCTGGGGCTTTTTCTGGGGCGGTTACAATGCCGACGAACTCCGCGAGGCGGCCGAACAGTATGATGCCTGGGATAAAGCCCAAGTCGCTATCTATAAGCGAAAAACCGGCCTGACCGAAACCATCCTGTCCCATATGATGGCCGATACTACTTATATGACAGGCCGCGAGGCGGTGGAAAAAGGCTTCGCAGACGAACTCATAGAGGATGCCGAGCCTGTGACCGTCGCAGCCAGCGCCGACGGGCGCAGTTTGTACGTACGCGGCCGGACTATCCACCTTGCGCCGGGGATGTTTGCCCCGGACAGCATACCTACAGTCACTCCCGAGGCCTCGGCCCCGGTTAAGACAAATATACAGCCGGCTACGTCCGGTGGACGAAATGGAGGAAATACCATGGCAAAAACTTTGGAGCAACTCAGGGCTGAGAACCCGGAGCTGGCCGAACAGATTATGGCCGAGGCCAGAGCTGCCGTGTCCGCTGACGCCGGCACCCAGGCTTCCCAGGCCGCAGCTGCCGAGCGTCAGCGCCTTGCAGACATCGATGCAGTTGCGGGAGTTTTTGACGCCGAGCTTGTGCACGAAGCCAAGTACGGCGACGCACCCTGCACGGCACAGGAACTGGCCTATCGCGCAGCCGTTAAGGCTGCGGCTCAGGGTCAGAGCTTTCTCGTCGGGCTGATGGCCGATGCCGTAGATAGCGGTGCGAACGGTGTGGGAGCCGTGCCGCCGCCCAGCGACAAGGGGAGCAAAGCTCAAACCCCTGAACAGCGCATGGCTGAAGCCAGGCACGAAGTTAAAGCCCTGCTCGGCAGGAAGGAGGCATAACACATGGTCAATCTACACAGGCACGTCGGTGATATGGAGTTTGACGGCCTTATAACCGACATCTATCCCCACGCTCGAGTCGGCGGCGGGGTTATCCGCAAGTCCAGCGGTGCAGAGCCCGTTACCTATAAGCGCGGTACGTTGCTCGCGGTGAGCAGCGGCACTGCCGGAGACGGCGCTCTTGTCATTATGGGCAGTGCAGCGGGAGCAGACGAGACGCTTGCGCCCTACGGCATACTCTGTGACGATATTGAGGTCGGCACCGACGCGGACGAAAAAGTCTCGGTATATGTATCCGGTTGTTTTGACCCGGACAAGCTCATCGTAGCAGATGAGTATGAACTGACGGCAACCGACATAGACAATCTCCGTATCCGCAACATAGCCCTCAAGGCCGCTGCGGATGCGAACTGAGAAGGAGGCAGGTATATGGCCACCCTGAATTTTTTTGATATTTATGTGCTGATAGCGCTGACGGAGGAAATAGTGCCGCCCGCGTCGTTTTTCCGTGACCGCTATTTCACAACCGGCGCGGGTGACATCTTTGCGGCTGACAAGGTGCTGACGGAGTACCGTAAGGGCGACAGGAAAATGGCGGCATTCGTGAGTTCTCGCGCCAACGACATTCCGATAGAGCGCAGGGGCTACGAAATACATGAATACCAGCCCGCTTTCATCGCCCCGAGCCGTCCGCTCACGATCGATGACCTCAAAAAGCGTGGCTTTGGAGAAGCGCTGTATCCCGGCATGGATAAGGCGCAGCGCGCAGCTCGCATTCAGCTAGATGACCTTACCGACATGGAAAGGCGCATAGCTCGCCGCGAAGAGTGGATGTGCGCCCAGACAATGATAAATAACGCCTGCACCATGCAGTCTTACATAGACGACAAGACTGAGGGCGAGACGCTCTATGTGCAGTTCTATGACGAGACCAGCGAGCACACTTACACTGTAGCGAACACCTGGAATAGCGCCGACGGTGACTTCTTTGGCGATGTCAAATCTATGTGCCGGCTGCTCTCCCGTCGCGGCCTTCCTGCCGCTGACCTGATTCTTGGCTCTGACGTTGCCGATGCCGTACTCGATATGGAAAAGGTACAGCGTCTTCTCGACAAGAACTCCGGAATAATAACCGGCGAAATCAACCAGCAGCTCAGCCCGTATGACGGCGTCGTTTACATGGGTTACATCAACTTCGGAGGACACCGGCTGAATCTCATATCGGTCGATGAGACCTATGTGGACGATAACAACAAGGAGCAGAGCTACTTCCCGGCAACATCTGCGATGGTCACGGCTCCCGGTTGCGGCCATCTCATGTATGGCCAGATAAGTCAGATGGACTACGGCAGCACCGACTTTACCGACCACGCCGGAAGACGTGTGCCGTGGTTTACTGCGGATCAGCCCAATAACATCCGCAAGCTGCGTCTCGGCGCCCGTCCGCTCGCTGCTCCTCACACCTACTGCCCGTACATCTACGCGGCCAACGTGGTGGCGTGATATGGCGAGAGTACGGATAATCAGTGGCGCCTACGGTTATAGGCCGCCCGGCTCGAAGCACCCAGTAACCAAACGTATAGGCGACATCGTGACTGTAAGCGATGACGAGGCCATTCGGCTCATAACGTTGAAGGTTGCCGAACTTGTTGACGCGCAATCGCCTGTGTCGCCCCTTAGTGCGCTCCCTGAGGAGGCCGACAAGAGCTACCAGAGTGTAGATACGGAGTCGGACAAAATCCCACCAGAGGGCGACGAGGGCGCTGCCGCAGATGAGGCAACAACCGGGCATCTGGATGCAGAGCAGCTCATGGAGCTTACAAAGGCCGAGCTTCTGAAGCTCGCGGAAGAAATGGACGTTGATGTGTCCAGCTCGGATAACAAGGCCGAAATCGTTGCGGCTATCACGCAGACAGAGGTCATGACAGGGGATGCCCCGCCTGACCTCAGCGCGGAGGCGCCGGTGGTATGAGTTTCAAGGACATGGTTGAGAGTGATATTCACTCTGTATTTCTCAACACTGAGGAGTTTGCCGACCTACGAACAATTGACTACGACGGTGTGATGTACATTGATATCCCCGTGGTCATGCGCGGCATCAAGACCCAGGACAGGTCACCGCGCGAAGAAGACCATGCCCAGGGACTTTATCAGGCGACAACGGTTCTGCACTGCGCACTGTCCGACCTTGACGGACACCAACCCGAGAAAGGGCAGCGCATCAAAGTCAATAACACAGAAGGCGGCGGGGGCTTCTTTCAGGAGTTCTATGTCGCCTCTTCTATTTGTGAAATGGGCATGCTCCAGTTGGAACTTGAGGAAATAGACGAATGAGCTATATCAAAATTGAGGACGTAGGCGGGCAAAGTCTGGACAGAATCAACAAGCTCCTCGCCGGCATCCCCGGCGGCGCCATAAAGGCGGCGTCAAGCGCTCTGAAAAGAGCCGGTGACACGGCAAAGACGCAGGCTGGACGCTTCGCGTCTGCTGAGTACACCATTAACAAGGGCGAATTTATGCGCAATACCACGATCAAGACCAAGACCAGCGCCACCACGGCCGGTGTGGCTTCGATGAGTATATCGTATGCCGGAAATGTTCTTCCGCTGCTCACGTTCAATACCAGTTATGCAAGGGACGGCTCAGTCCGCACCCAAGTCAAGCGTAACGGCGGCGCGCAGCTGCTTGAGCATGTCTTTGTTGCAAAAATCAGTGGCCACACCGGCACTTATGAGCGCATCGGTCGGGAGAGGTTTCCCCTGGAGCAGAAGTTCGGTCCCAGTACAGGCCACATGATGCGCAACGAGAATGTTATCGAGCAGATGGATGAAACCGTGCGTGAAACTTTCGAGCGACGCGCCGAGCATGAGATCCTGCGCGTTCTCAACGGATGGGGTGGTCGAGGATGACCAAAGTTGAACTTCTCCGTCAACTAAAACAGTTTACCGAAGACGCTGTCGGAGAACTACTGCTGCCCGTACGTATGCAGAAGGCTGACGCTGAGCAGCCCGCGCCACGCCCAGCGACCGTGTACCTTATGCGTCTGCCGGACAGCACAGCCGCGGCAAAGAAAGCGCCGTACATCATCCATCAAGCCATAACCGGCTCGGACAGCCAGGCTGAAGGGCAGCGCATAAAGTGCGTTACGGCTGTCCGAAGCATCTTCTGCGTCTATTCCGATGACGAGCAGGCCGGGGGTATGCTGCTGCTGGACTTGATGGAGCGCGTCCGAATAGCCCTACTGCGTCAGGTCGTTATCGGCTGCCAGTTCGAGCTTGATTTGCAGAACAGTTTTGAACAGCTCATATATCCAGATGATACAGCACCATATTATGCCGGCGAGATGATGAGCAACTGGAAGATGCCGGCGGTAGAAAGGGAGGTGGCCAAATGGCTACGGTAAAAAAGAACAGCGTGAAGCCCGACGGCAAGGCCGCCGGGTTTTGCATGTATATAGGTCCGAGCATCCGCGGCGTGATACAGTGCGGCGCGATGTTCCGCGGCACGAAGGCGCAGTTCCGCGAGCGGCTTGCGCCGGCTATCGAGAAACATCCCCTCATTGGTAAGATGATAGTTTCCGACACTATGCTGCCCGCTGCTCGCATCAAAGTCAAAACTCCCGGGAACCGGCTGTACGCGCTTTACAATCGGCTGGCTTCCGGGAAGGAGTAAGGAGGGAAACAGATGCCCGAACATGGAATATATGTGCGCCAGCAGGCAACAAGCGTGAGTACGCCGGTCGTAGCGGATAGCGGCGTTCCTTTCGTTGTCGGTCTTGCTCCCGTACAGTCTGCTGAGTCTCCGGTTCAGGCCGGCAAGCCTGTACTGTGCACGAGCTGGGCCGAGGCCGTTGAAAAGCTCGGTTACTCCGACAACTGGGAGACTTACACTCTCTGCGAGATGATGTATAGCCACTTCCAGCTCTTCGGCTGTCAGCCCGTTATTCTCTACAACGTGCTCGACCCCGCCGACAGCGATATGCGAACCGATGTCGCGGCGGCAGATATGGCGGTCACTGACCATCAGGTGAAGCTCCCCATTGAAGCCATCAATGATGACGGACTCACCGTGAAGGCTGCAGGCGGCGAGGGAGAAGCTCTCATTAAGGGAACGGACTATGACTGCTACTATGATGATGGCGAGCTGGTCGTGGAACTGCTCGAGGACGGAGCGGCATACGAGGCGTCCCAGGTCAACATCGCATACAGCAAGGTAACGCCCGAAGCTGTGACCACCACTGACATATCTATGGCGTTTGAAGCCATTGACCTGTGCATGTCCTCTGTCGGCGTCATCCCCGACCTTCTTCTGGCTCCGGGCTACTCTGGGGACCCCGTTGTTGCCGCGGTTATGACCACAAAGGCCGGAAATATCAACAGCATGATGCACGCCAAGGCAGTCATAGACATCGACTGCACCAGCTCCGGCGCGACGACGTACACCGACGCCGTTGCGGCAAAGGGCGCCAATAACTTCGTAGACCCGGACCAGATTGTTTGCTGGCCCATGCTCGGACTGGGAGATTATAAGTACCATATGAGCGTGCAGCAGGCCGGGCTTATGGCTCAGGTTGATACCGAAAACAGCGGTGTGCCTTATGAGTCCCCGTCCAACAAGGGCCTCCAGTGCGACCGCTTGATTCTGGCCGACGGCAGCGAGGTGCTGCTCACGAAAGCTCAGGCTGACGTGCTCAACGCCAATGGCATATGTACAGCAATGAACTTCATCAACGGCTGGGTCGCATGGGGCAACTACACGGCGTGCTACCCCGGAAACACAGACGTGAAGGACTACTTCATCCCGGTGAGCCGCATGTTCGGCTGGGTCGGCAATACGCTTATCAGGACGTTCTGGGTTAAGCTGGACAATCCTATGAACACTGTGCTGCGTGACTCTATACTCAGCTCGGCGAACATCTGGCTTAACGGCCTTACGGGTATGGGCTATCTCCTGGGAGGCCGCGTCGAGATGCTGACATCCGAAAACCCGGTTACTGACCTTATGGCCGGTATTATGAGGCTGCACGTCTATCTTACCCCGCCCAGCCCGGCGCAGGAGATAGATTTTATCCTCGAGTACGACGTCAACTACGTCACCGAGGCCTTTGCAGAGTGAGGAGGTGTAGTAGATGTTTGATGCTACGAACATAAACTGGGCGCTCTACGAGGACGGAACGGAGTTCCGCGGTATGCCGCAGGCTACGCTTCCGAATATCTCTTACATAACGCAGACCCTCACCGGCGCCGGAATCGCCGGCAACGTCGACACAGCCGTCATCGGCCATATTGAGTCCATGCGCCTGACACTCAATTTCCCTACGGTGACCAAGCAGAGTATCGTCCTTGCCGAGCCCCGCAGGCACAATATAGACCTCCGAGCTGCCGTGCAGGATGAAGACACTGTGAACGGCGTAATCGTCGTTCGCGCGGTGAAAAACATCATGGTTGTTGAGCCGGTCGCCCACAATCCCGGCAACATAGCGCCGGCGGCAAGGAGCGACGGCTCTGGTGAGTATTCTGTGCTCTCCTGGGCTATGTATATCGACGATGAACAGACGCTCGATATAGACCCGCTGAATATGAGGTTCTTTGTCAACGGTGTTGACTACCTGGCTTCAGTGCGCAAAGCCTTGGGTAAACAGTAATAACGGCAGGCTCGGGTTGCCCCGGGCCTGAACTTTTAAAAGGAGGAGTTATACATGAGCGAGCAGAAAAATATGAGCGCTGACGAGGCAATGGACACTCTCGAGAACGCTGACATTTCCCCGAGCGACAATGACGTGGTGGATATATCAGGCATCTACGTCCACACGTTCAAAAAGCCGTTTGCCTGTCAGGGTAAGACATATGAAAAACTGACCTTCGATTTCGGGAGCCTGACTCTCAACGACAGCCTGGCTGTAGAGGATGAGCTAAATGTGCTCGGCAAGGGCGCGCTTCTGCCTGAGTGGAACAGTCAGTACCTTGTGAGGATTGCGGCTAAGGCCTGCACCGACAAAATTGGCAGTGATGTGCTCATGGCGCTGCCCATTTCCGAGGGCCGTCGAATACTCACCCGCACCAGAAATTTTATCAGGAGCTAGGCGTCTGGCTGGGTGACGGCGGCAAGTGGGTGCGCGCACAGTGCCTTACACTGTCGCGCGCAAACAACACACCGGTATTTTACTGGCTGTCGCTGCCCGTCGGCTCGCTCCAGCATTGGATTGCCGCGCATAACGCGCTAGAGGCTGAATTGAGCAAGGAGCGTGATGAAGCCAGGCGCAAGGCAGAAGCAAGGCGTAAGGTACGCGGAAAACGATAGAGAGGGGAGGGGACTGTAATTGCCTAGCCGCAAAGAATATGAGATGCTATTTCAGCTCAATGCGGAGCTGGGAAAGAGCTTTAACGGCACTTTCAACAAGGCCCAGCAAGAGCTGCTTGAGATGCAGAAGGAGATACAGTCCCTCTCGAAGACTCAGTCGGACATATCCGCATACCAGAAGCAGCAGACGGCGGTAAATAATACGGCGAACAAGCTCGCTTCCCTTCGGAAGGAATATGCCAACATCCAGCGAGAGATAAGTGAGACGGAAGGATTTTCTTCAAGTCTCGAAAATCGGCTTATCTCCAAGCAGCGTCAGATAGAGCGCACTGAGCAATCTCTTGAAAAGTACAAAAACCAGCTCAATGAAACAGGCAAGGCACTTGAGGATGCCGGCGTTGACACGTCACAGCTTGAATCCGAAAGTGCCCGTCTTGCTTCTGAAATTGAGGATGTAAAGCGCCAACAGGACGAAGCTGCTGATGCGGCGCAGAATTTTGGCAATAAGGGTTCACAGGCCGTAATCTCCGTTGGCGAAGCCCTCGCGGCCGCGGGCATAGGCGTAGCCCTGAAAGAAATAGCCGGGTTTTTTGTGGACTGCGCAGAAGCGTCCATAGATTTCGAGTCCGCTATGACCGGCGTGGCAAAAACGACGGACCTGTCGGACGAAGAATTTGCAGCCATATCCTCGGATATCAAAGAGATGTCTACGGAGATGCCGGCAGCCGCTGAAGAAATCGCAGGTGTTGCCGAAGCCGCCGGACAGCTCGGTATCGCAAAGCAAGACCTCCTTGACTTCTCAGAGGTCATGATAGACCTCGGCGAAAGCACAAACCTCACTTCCGATGAAGCGGCTTCATCTCTGGCCAAATTTGCGAACATAACTGGCATGGCGGCTGACAGCTACAGCCGTTTGGGCGCCACTATCGTTGACCTCGGCAACAACTTCGCTACGACTGAAGCCGACATAGTCGCAATGGGCACGCGGCTTGCATCTTCCGGCTCTATCATAGGCCTGAGCGAAGCCGAGATAATGGGCGTGGCTACTGCGCTTTCGTCCGTCGGCATAGAAGCCGAAGCCGGCGGCAGTGCCATATCCACGCTGCTCAAAAACTTTGAGACCATGGTTCAGACCGGCTCGCCAAAGCTGGCTGCTTTCGCCGAGGTCGCGGGCATGAGCGCTAACGAGTTTGCGCAGGCATGGGGCGAGAACGCTATAGGCGCCCTGTCCATGTTTATTGATGGTCTCGGCCGCGTAGACCAGAACGGCGGCAGTGCTGTTGCCGTGCTCGATGAGCTGGGCATCAAGGAGATTCGTCTCAGCAATGCTGTTCTGGCGCTGGCATCTTCAAACGGAATACTCAATGACGCCGTAACTACGGCCAATAATGCCTGGGAAGAAAATACGGCTCTCACCGCCGAGGCAGAAAAGCGCTACGCTACTACGGAAAGCCAGCTGCAGATGATGCAGAATGCATATCACAATCTGCAGGGCGCCATAGGCGACGCATATACTCCGGTCGTGCGGGCGGCAGCCGGCGCGATGACTGACTTGCTGAGCGGCTTAGCAGAGTTCGCGGATGAAAATCCAGCCATTGTTGCCGGGCTTACATCATTCGTCGGCGTTGTCGGACTGGCCACGGCTGGCGTCACTGCATACGCTGTGGCGATTAAGGCAGCTACAGCGGCAAAAGCTCTTTTCGCAGCGGCATCCATTACGGCACTTGGGCCCATTGCAGCTATTACAGCCGGCGTAGGCGCTTTGGTCGGCGTAATCGCTGCTGTGGCGACTGCGGCGAAGAATGACGCCGTGCCCTCGGTCAAAGAGCTAACCGAAGCTACTGAGGACATGCAGGAGGTCATGGACGAGGCGCAGGCCACGTTCAACGATACGGCTTCGTCCACCATGGCCGCAGCTAATATTGCCGACCAGTACATCACCAAGCTCGAGGAAATGGAAGCTGCCGGCATGCGTACAGATGCGGAGCATCGGCAGTACCACAATACGCTGACACTGCTCTGCCAGGTCGTACCCGAGCTTGCGAATTACATAGACCTTGAGACAGACACCATTGAGGGAGGTACGGCGGCACTCAGGGCGAACACGGAAGCGTGGCGTGAGAACGCCATGCAGCAGGCCTATCAGGAGCAGCTGAATACCCTGTATGGCCAGTATTCCGCAGTGCTCATTGAGGCCGAGGAAAACAGTCTCGGTTATACAAAGGCCCAGCTTGCGCTCGAGGCCGCTGAGCAGAAAAAGGCAGACGCCATAGAGCGCATGAATGAGCTCTGGCAGGCCGCGTCTGACGAAGCGCAGCGTGTAGCTCGGGAGACCGGCGGCGTGGCAGATGCGTCGTTCTATCTGTCTCAAGAATATTACGAGCTTGAGCAGGCTATTTCCGACGCAGACAAAGAAATCAACACGTCCCGCGATACCATGGACGCTTACCAGAAGGCCATGGATAAGGACGCGGAAGCTGTCGCCGCTGCGGAGGCAGAGATATCAAGCGCCGAAGAAGCTGTTGCCAGCTTGACTGGCGCACTTGACGCGAGCGCTGGCGCCATGACTGAGGATGCTCAGCAGCTGCAGTCTGAACTGTCCTCGGTTAACGAGCAAGTCCAGTCCTTGGCTGAGGCGTATGCTGCCGCCTATGATTCGGCAGCTGAGAGCATCGGCGGGCAATATCAGCTTTGGGAGCAGGCGGCATCTGTAACAGCGACAAGCGCCTCAACCATCAACAGCGCACTGGCAAGTCAGACCGAATACTGGCAGAACTATAACGCCAATCTACAGGCGCTCACAGAGCGAAGCAGCGGCATAGCTGGACTGAGCGAGATGATAGCATCTTTTGCCGACGGTAGTGCTGAGAGCGTAAATGCTATAGCCGGAATGGCGAGTGCGAGCGACGCCGACCTTGCTACGATGGTCGAAAACTGGCAGGCGCTTCAGGAAGCGCAGCAGGAAGCTGCCGGCGGCGTGGCTGACCTCACGACTGGTTTTACCACGGCCATGGATGAGCTTCAGACCGAACTCGCGGCCGACATTGAAGCTATGGACCTCAGCACGGAGGCACAGGAGAGCGGCAAGGCCACAATACAGGGTTTTATCTCTGGCGCCAGTTCTATGTTGCCTGATGTTCAGGCGGCGTATGCCAGGCTTGCCTCGGCTGCGGTTGCCGCGCTTGGCTCTGGCGGTACTGGTGGCGCCGGCACAGACGACGTCCCACACTATGCGTCAGGTACGCAGAGTGCTGCGCCTGGCTTCGCCGTTGTTGGTGAAGATGGCCCTGAGGTCGTCTATATGCGCGGCGGCGAGCGGGTGCTCAACGCCCAACAGACAGCCGCCCTACAGGCGCAGAGTGCCATCCCGGCAGCGCTGCCCGGTGACAGCGGAGGATACATCATCTACTTTTCGCCAGAGTATCATCTGTCCGGGGCGTCAAATATCGCTGACATACAGGCCATATTGGCCGAACACGACGAAGGACTTATGTCCCAGCTTGAGACGCTCATAACGCGCCTTGAGGCTGAGAGAGCAAGGAGGTCATACGCTTGAGCACGTACACGACCGTACAGGGCGATATGTGGGACAGTGTTTCCTACAAAGTATTCGGCGACGTGGCCTATACCGACAAAATCATGAATCTCAATCACAAATACCGAAACATATATATCTTTCCGGCCGGTATTACGCTCACGCTGCCGGAGCCGGAGGATAAGGCGGTCAGCACGCTGCCGCCGTGGAAACAGGTGAGCAGTGTATGAGCCGCCGAGATATAGCAAGACGAGCGGCGGTTGAAGTATCGTTTGCGGGTGTAGATATCACACGCTCCATTAGGCCATACCTCCTGTCACTGACCTATACCGACAATGAAGAGGACGAAACCGACGACCTCCAAATCAAGCTGCAAGACCGCGAAGCCATTTGGACGGAATCATGGCTCGATGAGCTTATAAAGGCAACTGCGGCGTCTCGGATGAAGATTGACGCCGTAATTGCCACCCGCAACTGGAATGGCGACGGCGGTGACGTTGTTTTGCCGTGCGGGTTGTTTGAACTTGACTCTGTAAGCGCTGAGGGGCCGCCAAACACTGTGACCATAAAGGCCACGGCTCTTCCATTTTCGGCCTCCATTCGGCAGACAAAGAAAAACCGCGTTTGGGAGGCCTACTATCTTTCTGGCATAGCGAATCAGATGTGCAGCGAAGCCGGAATGACGTGTATGTACCTCTCAGCCGATGATCCGTACTTCGAGCGTGAGGAACAGGTCAAAACCAGCGACATAGCGTTCCTGAGTGAACTCTGCCATAATTCCGGAATCAGCCTCAAGGTCACGAACAACATAGTCGTGCTGTTCGACCAGCGCGACTATGAGAGCCGCCCTGAGGTCATGACAATAACTCGCGGTGATGGCAGCTATACGCGGCACAGCATAGGCACAAGCGCTGCCGAGACACAGTATGCATCGTGCCGAGTGAGCTATGTTGACCCGCGAAACGGTCAATGCATAGAGGGCATCGCCAAGACCGAGGACTATAACGACGACGCCACCGATAACCAGCAGCTCGAAATTTCTGCACGCGTGGCCAGCGTGGCCGAAGCAGAGCAGCTTGCCGAAAAACTGCTGCGTCTGCACAACAAGTTTTCACGGACGTGTTCCTTTACGCTTCCGGGGAGCCCGGGATTGGTCGCGGGCGTGACCGTGCGCTTGGCGCGTTGGGGCGACTGGAGCGGAAAGTATATTATCAAGCAGGCCACGCACTCCGTATCCGGCAGCGGAGGCTATACCACACAGATAAATCTACGCCGGGTGTTGGAGGGATATTGATGGCAAACGCGCCTCTTGAGAATATCGTGCGTGAAGGAACCGTAACGGCGGTCGACGCGGATACTCGCCGGGCGCGCGTCAAGTTCCAAGACCTCAATATTATTTCAGACTGGCTGCCTGTGCTGTCTACACCGCCATTCATTCCAGATTATGAGGGCGAACAGCGCACAGAGTACGAGTCCGGCGGTAGCGGAGAAGCGGCTTTCGCGAGTCACAAACACGACCTTATCATCAAGCCGTGGTTGCCCAGCGTCAACGACACGGTGCTGGTTGTGTATCTTCCGCTGCGTAGTGCTGACGGATTCATACTGGGGAGGATAGACCCATGGTAATAGGTTGTATAGGCGCTGTGCCTTTCTACGTATCCTCCGAGGCTGTGAAGACCTTCGAGACGTTCCAGCTGTCCAGCTCTGCGAGATATGCCACACACCAGCTCGCCTACGGCAACACGCTGCTCGAGTTCACCGGCACAGACCCCTCCCAGGTGCAGATAGAGATACTTCTTTCTGCGTATCTCGGCGTGAGCCCGGCGGCAGAGTATCGTCAGCTTGAGACATACGAGCTCAATGGTATTGCCGTCCCTGTCGTTATGGGCGATTACGCCTACGGCCGCTGGCGGTGGGTTATAACTGGCCTGACCTACAGGCCGGAACACTACGACAAGTATGGCAACGTTACCAGCGCCAAGGTGAGCGTGACGCTGAAAGAATACATGTGAGGTGATGACATGAACTACACAGTAAAGGTCACTGACCTGAGCCGCATCACCTTCAATGACACAGATACAGTTCACTCCATTCTGCAGAACGTAGCTATAATAATCGCCACACGACAGGGCACGGTGCCGTTGTATCGTGAATTTGGAATGTCTCACGACTTCCTTGACAGGCCCATAAATGCGGTAAGGACGATGATGTATGCAGAGATACGCGAGGCCGTGGAGCGCTTTGAACCGAGAGTGCGTGTCACAGGCGTGCATTACGATGACATGGGCACAATTGAGGGAGTGCTGAATCCGACGGTGGAGGTGGAAATCATAGATGAGCAGGAATACTGAATATCAGTTCGTTCCGACTGATACCCGTGAAGTAGAGGCTCGGATGATTGCCTCTTATGCGGATAAAAGCAAGCAGACTGTTCGGCCAGCCAGCCCGGAGAGGTTGTTTATCGACTGGGTTGCCTCTGCGATTCTAGCAATCCGAGTCCTCATAAACTATACGGGCAACCAGAACATACCCAGCCGTGCCGAGGAACTGAACCTTGACGCCCTCGGAGAGCTGGCATACGTCCTTGAACGTCCGGACGCTCAGTGCGCAGTCTGCACCGAGCGTTTTTACATATCTGAGCCACAGAATACAGCCATACTCATTCCGGCTGGCAACAGAGTCACCGACATTGCAAGTACGCTCATATGGGAGACGGTTGAGGACGTGTACGTCCCTATAGGCGCCACTTATGTCGATGTGCAGATACGCTGCCAGACGCCCGGAGTTGTGGGCAACGACTGGGCCGAGGGACAAATCAACACATTCGTTGACCTCTATGACTATTGCCTATGCTGTGAGAACATTACGGTCAGCGACGACGGCGCCGACGTGCCCACGGATGACGAATACTACGAGCTCATGCGGGCCAGCATGGATGCGTACAGTACGGCCGGCCCGAAGGGAGCCTATGAGTACCACGCCAAGCGTGTCTCAAATGAAATTGGCGATGTTGCCGCGGTGCAGCCCGCTGACACGCTGACCGTCGAGCTGCCCCTGTACGAGCGTGACGGCGTGAAGTACGCTTTCTTCGGCGGCGACACCATAAACGTTGACGCGGTCAAGGTCAGCAAACCTGACGGCACTGCAGCGCTCGATGGCGCGGATTACTCCTGTACCTACATCAATGGACTGCTTGTTATCGAGATAGAACCAGCTGGCAGTCTTGCGGATGTCGAAAGTATCAGCGTGGGCATAGCCCGGGAAATGGCCGGGCACGTCAACATATATGTCCTCATGGATGATGGGAATCCAGCCGGAGATGAAATCAAGGCGGCAGTGCTTGCTGCCTGCAATGACACTACCATCAGGCCGCTTACTGATTACGTCGCCGTCCTCGACCCCGACATAGTAGAGTACGACATCGACGTTACGTATTACATCCCGTCTACAACTACAAGCAGCTCCGCAGAGGTTGAGGCGGCTGTAGAGGCAGCGACGCAGGAATACATAGCCTGGCAATGCGCCAAGCTCGGGAGAGATATCAACCCGTCCAAGCTATATGACTTGCTTATGCACACGGGCATCAAGCGCCTGGAGATGCGCTCGCCGGTGTTCACGCGGCTCTACGACGGCACCGAACACCTCACACCGCAGCTTGCCAAAATACGCAGTGTCAAACTGGTAAACGGGGGCCATGAACATGAGTAATCACGGCCTTACAGTGGAGAATCTGATGCGCGTGCTGCCTGCCGTCCTTGCCAGAGACAAGAATGCCCACGCACTCGCAGAAGCTATAGCCGAAGCACTGGTTGCAGAGTTGGAGAGCATCGACCTCGTACGCATCTACGCGCGCATCGATGAGCTCCCGGAAGACTTGCTTGACATCCTTGCCTATGACTTCAAGGTTGATTGGTGGGATGGCGATTATACACTCGAGCAAAAACGCAAGACCCTCAAGGACTCGTGGCGAGTACACAGGATGATGGGCACCCGCGCAGCGGTAGAACTTGCCACACGGGCAGTGTTTTCAACGGCTACGGTCAGCGAGTGGTTCGAGTATGGCGGGAAACCGTACTATTTTCGCTTGAGCGTCGATGACACGGACATCCTGGTCACGGACGAAGGCCATCAGAAGCTGATGGACCGAATCAACTGGTTTAAGAGTCTACGCTCCAGACTGGAAAAAATCGAGTACGTCTCCACGATAACGCTGGCCCCAAGCATTGTTGGAATTGCCAGCGGCCTTGGGTATGCCATGACGGAGACTACGCTGCCAACGTTGGAGCGGGAATTCGATTTCAGCTCCCGCCTATCAGCCGGTTCCGCGCAGATGGGCAGCATTTCAGAAGATACTCTCCCGACTCTAGAGCGGGAGATTTCTTATAACAGCCATGTGGCATCAGGCAGCGCCATGCACAGCGTCACAGAGACGCCCATAGGCGACGTGATTATGCAATAGGAGGTATGAAACATGAGCTACTACGGCGGCACGGTCACCGTCGCCGGGCGTGACCTGATAACAAGCCTGGTTGCAGGCGAAACCATACAGTTTACCCGCATCATGGTTGGCTCCGGCGCTTTGCCGGAGGGTGTTGAGCCGATAGACATGACGGAGCTTGTCGCGCCTGTGGCTGAGGGCACATCAACGACGCCGGTACAGGACGGCGGCACCGTCTACATGACAATCGAGTACCGCAGCGACCTCAATGGCGGTCTAAAAGAGGGCTTCTGGCTACGTGAGTTTGGCGTGTATGCCAAGACTGCGGAGACAGATGAAATCCTCCTCTACTATGCCACACTCGGCGACAGCCCGCAGCCCGTCAATCCGCTGAAAGACGGCCGCGTAGACATTCGCCGTTATCCTATATCCATCTCGCTCGCGCTTGACCTCAACGTCCAGGTTATGTACAACCCGGGCGCTTTTGTTTCCTCGGCTGATGCCCAGAAGATAATTGAGCAGATGGTCAACGAAAAAATAAGAGCGTGAGCTGCTCCGTAACGACCACCATTACTATTCCGGTGTCCGGATGGGCTGAGGTTGGCCCCGGAACCGGCGAGGAAGACCACGACGAGTACAAGTACTACATAGATGTGCCGATTGCCGGAGTGGACGAATCGCATATCGTTCACGCGAACCCAAACAAGGTATCTTACAACGTGGCGGGCCGCGCCGGCATGTGCAGGGCAATGTACGCCGGCAACGGATATGTTAGATGCTGGTCAGTGCGCATCCCCGAGGCCGACATAGTAGCCGATGCTGAGTGGTCACTCCAATACTACGGTATCATTGATGCGGGAGACGGTTACACGTTGCCCGTGGCAACTGAAAATATTCTCGGCGGTGTGAAGATAGGCCCGGGAGTAGAAGCGTCCGAGGACGGTACGCTCTCAGTTGATACAGCTACTGACAGCGAGGTCGAGGAGATGCTCGACGAAATATTCCCTACGGATGAGACCGACGGCGAATAAGCCGACGGCTCAAATATATTGATTCAGGAGGAAATACAAATGCCGTACGATTCCGAAAAGACCACCAAGCTTGGTCAGCTTAAGCTGCTCGCTCAGAAGGTAAAGGGGGAGCTCGACGGTCTTACTGCACCGGAGTATTCCGTAGTTAAGCAGGGGACTGCCGAGGAAGGATTCTTCTCCACTTACTACCTCACCAAGGATGGTGAGCAGGTAGGCGAGAAGATTAACATCCCCAAGGACTTCCTCGTCAACAGCGCTGACATCCTCACGGTTGAGACTGCTGACCAGCCGTATGCCGGCGCGCAGGTCGGAGACCTCTACATCGACTTCGTCATCAACAGCAAGAATGCCGATGACACTGCGTCTCACGTCTATCTGCCCGTCAATGAGCTGGTTGACGCCTACACCGGCGGCAATGGCATCACCATCACCCCGCAGAACGAGGTGTCCGTCAAGATTGACAGTGCCAATGCCAACGGCCTGAGCGCCGACGCTTCTGGCCTGAAGATGGCAGTCGCTACTACGACTGCTGCTGGCGCGATGGCAGCCACCGACAAGACCAAGCTGAACGGTGTTGCTGAGGGCGCGACCAAAGTTGAGGCCAGCACCGCCGGCAAAATCAAAATCAACGGAGCAGATGCCACTGTCGTGGACTTTGCCACAGACGAAGAGGTCACGGAAATGCTCAACGAGGTATTTCCTACCGAAGAGCAGACCTGAGATTCACACTTGAGGGCGGGTAAATCCCCGCCCTCATCCCAAACGGAGGTGACATATCGTGAAATCTATCTTCCTGAGTCATCTGAAATCCGGCTTGCTAAAAGCTAAGGGCGAGACCGCCGAACTAGCAGCAGCGACCGTTGACACGTTCGAGGAAATGGACGCTAAAAAGGCAAACAAGCCTGAGACAGTCTCCATCACGCTACTGGCCTCCGGTTGGGCGTCCGGCTCCGGCCTTGAGCGGTGGCCATATTACTACGACATAACAAACGAGAATATCACAGAGGCCGACACAGTGAATCTGCAGCCTCTGCCGGCCAGCGCCGGCATTGCTGCAACCTGCGGGCTCAGCGCATACCAGACGAGCGCGGGAAAACTTAGACTTTTTTCGAGGCTTACTCCGCAAGCTGATATAAGCGCCGAGTATTATATCATCAAAGGGAAGGAGAATGTCTAATGGCATGGGGCTCCATAAATGTACCTGGTTCCGGTTCGACTACTCAGTCCAGTGCGGGTACTCCGCCGACTACAGGCGCTACTGTTGGCGACACCTGGTATAACAGTGAAAGCAAAATCTATTACATATGTACAGCAGTGGACGATGAAGGAAACGCAACTTGGATACCGATTGGTGCGGGAAACGCTTCTGACCTGACGTTTGGCGACTCAGGGCAGACACTTGGGGATGTTATTGACGCGCTAAGAGGGAAAACCATAACTGCCCTTGGTACTGAACTTCAGGCCGGTTCAATAGAGCTCACGCTGCCCGCAACGGTGTCTCAGGGAAGTATAGTCTGTTTCCAAGCACCGTGCGATTCTGAGGACATGACGGTTGGGCTGGTCATCGAGAACGTGCAGTATCCGCTGCGCAACCTGCTCGGCGAAAGCCTGGCCGGAGTGAGCGGACTGTTCATCGAGGGTGCCATGATTGCAGTGCTCATCGACCGTGACAGCGTGGTTGCGTATCTGCTGAGCGCATCCAGCTCCAAGGGCTTCGTAGCATATTCTGGCACTCCCCCAGAACACCGTATGAATGGCGTACTCTACGGCCAGATATTGGCTAATTTCGGGGCGTAACTGCGGGGTGGGTAGGCTGTGGAGCTGGCGTTGCTAGCTGTGCCAACAGAGGCCCCTTCGGCGAGCGCGTATACGTATCCGTTACCTGTAACGCTTTGAGCACCATTTACTCGAAAATTAAAGTATTCGCCTATGCCTGAGCTGCTGATATAAGTAAGATAGAATTCAACATTATCTCCGGAACGGTATGTTGCCTGATATAATCTATCGAACTTGTTTGCAGAACCGCTAGATACTCCCCAGTAGATAGTGTCGCTGGAACTTAGTTCGGCTATCTTGAAACCGTTGCCGTTTTTCAAAATGCGGGTACCGTCTTCAATCTCAACAAGGGTAGAGTCTTCTATTGCAAACCCGCCGTTTGAGATTGAGTAGCCAGAGCCGTAGCGGATATATACGGGGCCGTTTTCCAGGACAGAATAACTGCCGCTACTGCTCCACGACCAAAAGCTGTCATTTGCGTTCACGTCTACATGCAGCTCACGTCCGGTAGGTAAATAAGAGTTTAGCTGTGAACGTGTAATGTTGCTTTTCGACCATACGTATCTAAGCGACATTACTCCACCTCCTAATCGTACAAATATTGGTTATCTTGTCGCGGTTATCGCGGGGTGCCGCCGTACACTTTTCCGCTGCCCGGAGTGACGGTAATCGTTATAGGCTGCCCGCCCATCGGGGCCTGATTATTGTACGCTACAGAGGCCGCATCGATGTTATCCGAGCCCTGCAATTCGTACCAGTAATTTCCGCTTACACCGTCCTGTGGGTAAGCGGTGGAGGCTGCGTTGCTGGCGGTGCCATCGCTTTGCCCTTTGGCTATGTTGTATAGCGTAGCTTGCCAACTGGTGTCGTCAGAACACTGCATTGAGATGTCTGGGGAATTTCGCAAGCCGAGGACAATTTCTGGTGAATATGAATCGTCTCTAATGTATAACTTGCGTATCGAGTTATACGAGTTAACGGACGTTTTCCCGAATCCAAAATACCATGTCGTTATGTCATTGGTTGACTCCGCCAAAGATATGTGGTCATACCCGGATGTGCTGATGCTTTCTCCGTTAGCTACTGTTGTTAAAGTGGTGCCACCTATAACAAATTGACCGTTTGAAATGGAATAGGACGTGCCCACATTGAAGTAGACCGGGCCGCCGTACAACGTGGCAGTTCGATGCATACTGTTGTAAGTCCAGCCCCAAAATTTATCGTTAAGGTCTATAAGTCCAGCGTTTGCGCCCATGGATTCTCCACTGCCTATGGATGACTCGATGCTAGTAATAGTATACCGGTTCCACACGTATCTAAGCGACATGCTTATACCTCCTTAGCAGGACCGGGATGATAGCACAGATGCTGGTTATCTGACCTGTGTAATTATGGCGTGGGTAGGTGGAAGCGGAAGCGTTGGAGACGGTGCCGAGAAAATTATCGCCTTTGACTCTGGTAGTCGACAGTATATATATTTCACCGTACACATAGAAATCTTTCTCGGGCTCATCGGTAAAGGTGCGCGGCCTAATGATTGCGCTCTCAGATGCTTGGTATTTAATATCAACAGGGCCACTAGGCTCAGAATTGAAAATATCGGAAAAACATTCGCCAGCATTTAGTCCAACAGTTCCAATACTTGCCGAGTAGGTGGCACTTCTTATCGTGTACTGTGATGCTTTTATACCATTGCTGATGTTTAGCGCGCTTTCATTTGCAACTGCCACATACCAGTCCGTGTTATATTCGGCTGAGCCGACATAAGCACTGCTGGCTGTAATCTTTGCAAGCTCTTTTTCAGTGTTATATCGTTCCCAAACGTAACGTGTACTCAAATTAATTCCCCCTTTGGAGGTGGTATTTTGTCAAATAGATATGTGTGGTCAAAAAACAATCTTACAGCAGTTCAAATTGCCACATGGCCGGACGACGGAATTTCCGCCGCAGTTCAAGTAAGCCCGGTGGCCGAAGATAGATTTTGGTCTTGGAGTGGAGATGACCTTAGAGGACGTGTGCTCCAAAACGGCCCTATCAACCTACTATACGGAGATTCATACAGCATAGTTAATGGCAAATTTGTCATAAATAATCCCACGACAGCATTTATAAGCGCTGGAACTTCAACGGAGTACCAGTCAGACAAAAGCATGGTCGAATTTGATAATGGCAGTATCGTTGTTAATGTGTCTAGCACAAAGTATTTCGGGATTGCTCAAACAAGTGCAAATGCTTTCGACTTCATATACAAATGTACTATCACATTCAGCATTGGTGACGGAGACGTAGATTGTGATACTGAACTTAGCATTAGAAGTAACGGAAGCAATGATATAATCCGATTTTTCGCGTATCACGGCGGCTGGTACGCAGCCGACAATGCTGACAGCTTCACTTATGGGCTAGGTAAAGGCGCCGCCGTCGGCACCGTCTCGAACGCCGCATCGTCCACCTACCCACGGTCAGATACACCTACCAGGTGCAGCTGGATAACGGTAGCTGGCAGACCATTGCAACCAACATTGAGGCCACGTCTCAGGAGTACACCATCCCGGCAGGTACGACCGCATTCGCAGCTCGCGTCCTCGCCAGCGATGAGCTCGGGTTCTCAAGCTCGGACTACACGACCGGCGCGACGCTGAGCGTCACCAACAACGTCCCGCCATCCGCGCCGGCGAGCATCAGCTTCACCGAGCCGGTCGCCGGCGGCACCTGCACCATCACCTGGGGCGCTGCCTCCGACAGCGACGGCACTGTCACTGGGTATGAGCTGGAGCGCAATGTGGACGGCGGCGATTCGTGGACGCAAATTTACTCCGGCTCCGCGTTGAGCTATGAAGACAACGTAGACCCGGACTGGGCCACGGTAAATTACAGAGTCAGAGCTGTTGACGACGATGGCGACAAAGGCACTTATGCGACCAGCACTGCGCAGGCCATCAATGACGGCTGGCTCTATTTTTCTGGCCCGGATGAGGATATGGGTACAAAGTCGGCACCGTTCGATTTCGCGTTTGCCATCAACAGCACGCCCGCCGGCGCGCAGGGCATAGACGCGCACGTCTATCTCGACGATGACGAGGTGTACAGTGGTACGCCGGATGCTGCCGAGCAGGTGAGCGTGCACGTTGATATGCGCCCCATGCGCTCCGGAGAGCACGTCATTGTGGTCACTGCCGAGTGCGGTGAGCTGCTGGGCGTCAACAAGGTCTGCAAGTTCTCCGTGCCGGAGTTTGCGCTACCTGACGGGGGCTGCGTCATCCAGTTGGAGGACAGCGACGGCAAGCCCATATTCCCGCAGACGATAGTCAGCGCGGTCAAGGGCTCTGGCAACCAGAGTATGGCTGGAGTGCTCGAGCAGAGCTATTACTCTACATACATTGGCACCGGCACGAGCGGCGAGGGCAACCCCTGCCAGACGCGCCTTGCGTTCCACCCCTCGCTCATGATAATCCAGGCGAGCGGCAGCAGCGCGGCTGCGATAGGCTACTGGGTGCGCACTGCGGCCGAGGATGCTCAGGATCAGGGCAGCATGGTTGTGTATAACGGCACCACGCAGACGCTCATACCCGTGCGCTGGGACGAGGCCACGATGACTATATCGTACTACGGCAACAGCGCAGCCGAGCAGCTCAACGCCAGCGGCGTCGTGTACGGCATACGTATTCTGTAAGGAGGGAAGCGCGGCATGAAAATTATAAGGACAACCCCTGACAGCAACGGCGCCTATCCGGCGATACAGAACTGGCCCGGGAGGGCAATCCCAGACGGCTACGCACAGTGGCCTGACAGCCTGCCTACGACCGTTTTCGAGCAGTATAACGGTATCGTTATCCTGACCATCCAGCGCCACCGTGTGACGGCCTGTGAGCCTAATATGGAGGCATGGCAGGCGTGGAACGAGAGCAAGCCGGACGAGCCCGAGCCGGGCGACATGGCAGCGGAGAACGCCAAGCTGAAAGCACAGCTCGAATCGGTGAGCGAGGATATAACCAACACGCAGATGGGCCTCGTCGAGGTCTATGAGCTTATGCTGGGAGGTTGATAATATGGCAAAGGTCTACGCCGCCCTTATCAAAAAGGGCCTGAAGACCATCGAAGACGTGCCCGAGACTCTTAGGGCCGAAGTTGCGGCACTGCTCGCGGAGGACAGCGATGAGCTGGCTCCGTGAGCTTTTGCTTAGGCTGCTGCTGAGGAAGGAGGTGTATTGCATGGCTGTCGTTTACGCGACCCTCATCGTTAAGGGAAAGAAGACCCTTGACCAGGTTCCCGCGCTCATCCGCGACCAGGTCGAGGAAATCCTCGTTGACCTTGAGGTTGTCATCGAACCTCGGGTTGATGCATGACAAGCGCGAACGGGCCGCCCTGACTGTCCAGGGTGGCCCAAAATCTATCTATTAGGGGATGGAGCATGAGTATCAAAGAAATATGTCTGGGCGGGGGCGGGCTCGTACTCCTCCTTATGACACTAATACAAATCGCCCCGATAAAGTTTGACCCATGGTCAGCTGTCGCCAAAGCCATCGGACGCGCGCTCAACAGCGAAGTCCTCACACAGCTTTCGGTGCTGCGCGAAAACCTTGACACGCATATTCGTGTCGATGACGAGCGAAACGCGGATTTATTCCGCACAAGGATTTTGCAATTCAACAACGAGCTGCTGCGGGATATCCTTCATACGCGCGAGGACTTTATTGAGATTTTGGCTGTAATTGACGAGTATGAACGATATTGCCGTGACCACGAGGACTACAAGAACAACCGGGCCAAGTTCGCCATTGAGAACATTCAGAGGGTATACAAGGACAGGCTCCAGAAGCATGACTTTTTATAAGGAGAAAACCATGAATATAAATTGGGAACCTATAATCGCGGCGGTATTCGCGGTTATAAACGCCGTAGCAGTGTACGTGCTTGTGCCGTACATCAAGAGCAAGACAACGGCTGCGCAGCAGGAGACACTTGCACAGGTTATTGACATACTTGTCGCAGCCGCCGAACAGCTTTTCAAGGGCTCCGGGCGCGGCGCCGAGAAGAAAGCGTATGTTGTCGAGTCTCTTGAGGAGCAGGGCATTACAGTAGATGCGCAGACAGACTCCATGATAGAAGCTGCAGTGTACGGCCTTGACAAGACTACCACATCTGGGGCGGTGACGGCTGCATGACAGAGCAGGAGCTGAGGGAATATGTCATTGAGGTCGGCAAGAGCTGGCTCGGCTACTCCGAAGCCAGCGGCAAGTACAAGGAGATAATCGACCTGTACAACGCGCAGCAGCCTCTGCCGGTCGGATACGAGGTCAAGTACACCGACGAGTGGTGCGCGACGTATGTCTCTGCCGTCGGCATAAAGGCCGGGCTGAAAGATATCATCTTGCCGGAGTGCAGCTGTTACCGCATGGTGCAGCTCTACCAGGCGCGCGGTCAGTGGATGGAGCGGGACGATTATGTCCCGGACATCGGCGACATCATCATGTACGACTGGCAGGATAGCGGCGCCGGCGACAATACGGGGACTCCTGACCACGTCGGATACGTAGCAGCGGTCAACGGCAACAACCTTACCATACTCGAGGGCAACCGCGGCCAGTCCGTAGGGTACAGGTACATACAGGTCAACGGCGTCAATATACGGGGCTATTGTCTCCCGGATTACAAAACAAAAGCACCGGAGGTGGATGATATGATGACAGATGAAATGTTTGACGAGTTTATGGAGCGCTGGAGGCAGCGCCAACAGGCCAAGGACTGGAGCGACTGGGCGAAAGTCGAGGGCGTGGACAAGTACGCCAAGAACAGCGGCCTTTTTAACGGCGGCGACGGCAGCAATATGATGCCGCTGGACATGCTGACCCGTGAGCAGCTCATGGCCGTCGTTATGAGAATGGAAAAGTAACGTGGCCGACCGAAAGAAGAGGGAGCCACAGCATTTGAGGAAGAAGAAAAGACAGTTCTCAAAAATAGCTTTTGTCCTCACACTGATGGCCGGGTTCATTATCTCGCAAGAGTGTATGTTCCTGATATGGTATGCCATCCGCAACGGGTTTTCGGCCACGGCAGCTTACCTGACGGCGGCTGTTGGCCTTGCCGAAGCGGTCATTGGCGGCGCGCTCGCGCTGTATAACAACCTCTGCAAGCACACGAACACCGTGGGCGGCATTACATTTGAAGCAGCCAAAGCCAGCGGATTTTCACAGTCAGCCGCCGGTTCAGCCGCGACCACAGATAACTACAATGTCGATAGTCCTCCGATATGATAATAGCCCCGGACAGTCCGTTAAGACTGCCCGGGGCTTTTTCGCTTTTTAACGGTCTGCGACGTGGAGCTCTTGTTTAAGAGCCCTGACCAGTACGGCAGACACATTTATGTCGGCTTCCTTTGCGGCAGAGTCCAGCCATGACGGAAGCGAGACATTGCGCCGCACGGTGCGCATATCGTTCTTCCTGCGGTACTCTGCAAAATCTACGTCTACGAGCGTTACAACGTCCCCGTCATGCTCCGGTTTTATAGTCTCTATCGGCGACGGCTTGGGGATTTCCTCTTTGTCATCCTCCATGTCAATACCAACAAGGCCTATGGCATCTCGCGCCATTTCCATCGCGTCAGCGTAGTCCGTACCCTGAGTGTTGATGTTAAAGTCCGGCACATACACGACTATATACTCGCTGCCCTTGCTCATTACAATGGGATAGGCTGCTTTCATTTTCATCTCTCCTTCAATTTATTATGTCCAGAGCAGGGGGGCTTATTTCAGCCCCCGCCGCTTGATTATTGCTCTTGCCAACATTTCGTCTGTTTCCCGGTGCCGCGGCACGCTTTCCCTCTCGCCGTCTTTGTAGTACACGTCGTGATTTGAACCGTGACGTTTGAGCACCCAACCGTTTCTTACAAGCAACTCGACTAAATCCTTTGTTTTCACCGCCCGCCTCCTTCCTGACTGTGATTATATTATACACAATCAGTGTGTATTTGTCAAGAGCTAATATACACAATTATTGTGTATATGCTATTATGCTCAACAAGGAGAGTGATAACATGAGAGTAGCAATATACATCCGCGTATCCACGCTTGACCAGGCGCGGGAGGGATACTCGCTCGCGGCGCAGCGGGCGGCGCTGGAGCACTGGGCAGCCGATAGGAGGCATGAAATAGTGCGCGTGTACGAGGACGCCGGCATAAGCGCGAAAGATATCAAGCACCGACCGGCCATGCGCCGGCTGTTGTGGGCGGCGAAGCGAGAGCAGTACGACATCCTACTCGTGTGGGCGCTCTCGCGGCTCACGCGCAGCGTCATGGACTTGTACTCTACCGCCGAGCTGCTAGGGCAGCACCATATAGCCCTCGTGAGCTATACGGAATCTATCGACACCTCGACACCGACGGGCCGGGCCATGATGGGCATGCTCGGCGTGTTCGCGCAGATGGAGAGGGAGGTCACGGTCGAGCGTGTCCGGGCGGCGATGGCCGAACGCGCCGCGCAGGGCAAGCGGACGTGCAACTGTGTCCTCGGGTACGACCTCGTCGGCAAGGACGGACTGAGCATCAACGAGCGTGAGGCGGAGCATGTGCGGCTTATTTACAGGGCTTTTCTCGACTGTGGCAGCCTGTACGGCACAGTCAAGGCCGCGCGGGCGGCAGGCATCCGCGGTAAGCTCGGCGGGCAGGTGTCCGCAGAAAGCGTCAAGAAAATTCTGACACGCCCTATATACATCGGCTACAACACTCGGCTCGGCGAGATGATACCCGGCACGCATGAGCCGATAATTGAGCGTGAGATGTGGGATGAGGTGCAGCGGCGGTTAAAGGAAGCCCGGTGATGACCGGGCTTCAAATCAGATAATTTTTCTATATTCATATTCCCTGGGCCCAACTTCTTTTTCGGTGTAGGTCGTGGAGCTGATTATCTCAAGTTCGTTATTCCATATGGTCTCGGCTTCGTTCGTCCGCAGATTCGGTGTAGTATTAGTCTGAGTCCTTCCGACGATAATTGTGTACTCCTTTTCCGGCCAGGTGGCGAAGTTATACATAAGCACGACGCGGATAATCTCGTTCCCGTCGGTAAGGTCAACATGGGCGACTTCTCCCTGGCTGCCGTTCATAGTTCCGGTGTTGATGATGTAGCCCTTGGCAATGTACTCCGCAACTGTGGCAGAGAACTCGCGGTTTATGTCGGCGTATGTAATTTCGTCTGATTTTTTTGCAGCTGTACTGTGGTCTCGAACTTTTAGCATTGCCTCATATCTCCCGCACTCGTCCTTGAATTGTTTATCCAAGTCAAGAATTTGACCCTTTAGTCTGGCGATTTCGTCCGCACGAGAGATGTAGAAATCATGAGCCCGGTCGTGCGACACGAAATCGTTATAAAATTTCTCTGCGTCGCCATCAAAGTTATAATAGGCTTCCTCAATCCTGGTGTATTCCTCGGGGGTAGGCTCAAAGCCTGTGCGTTCGGTGAACTCTTTCTGTGTCATTTTTAAATCCTCCTTGATTATTTTGCCTTACATGGTTATAATGGAGGTGCCGGTAACCCGGTCGGGGTAAGGCTCCCGACCGTTTACCTTATGTGGTTTGGGCAGCGGACTTTGCAAGGGGCGCTGCCCTTTCTTCATGCCTTGACCTCTCTGTCTTACAGTTATATAATACACCATATTGATGTACTTGTCAATAGAAATGATAAACATTTATGATTTATTTTTTCACATTTCAAATTGACAAATACACAATTTTGATGTACTATTGGTTTGGATGAAAGGAGGTGGCACATGTCTATATCGGAAAAGGTTAAAGCGCTACTTGCACTAAGCGGGAAACGACAGCTTGATTTAGCAAAATATTTCGGCATGAGTAAGCAGACTATGGGAAACAAAATGAGTAGGGGGAGCTGGTCAGGGAAGGACTTAGCCAAAGTGGCCGAGTTCTGTGGTGCCAAGTTGGCGTTTATTTTAAGTGATGACCAGATGATTATTATTGAGTCGGAAGATGAAAAAAGCGCCCCGGACGATTGACCCGTCCGGGGCGCTGGAGCTATTACTCCTGTTCTTTATGCAAATCTTCACCGCGGCGCGACTTCACGCGCGGCTCGGTGTTAGGGACGCGAACTATCAGCTCTGACAGCTCGCAGCCAAGCGCTTCACATATCAAGTCCAGGTGCTCTAGGGAAACTCGTTCGGCCAGCTCGTGATACAGCTCATTGATGGTTGCTGGCCGTATCCCTGTTGCCCGGGCGAGATCCGCCTGTGTCCACCTCAGCTCGCCAAGCTTGGTGGACAATAAAATCCTAATCATAGCCTTAGCTCCTTTGCGTTAGATTCTACCGCAAAGGAATAGAATTATCCGTAAATCGTAAGGTTATTACGAAATAGGTAATTTGAACGCTTCGATTTTGTGCAAATGCTCTTGGGGTGAATTTGGGGTGAAACGATATTAAATGAAAAAATAAGACCCCAATTATAGAGACAGAAAAGCTATACAAATACACTGAATTTTAAAGAAAATAAGCATTTTTGAGGACACAATCGTATTTCGCGTCTTATTGGTAAGGATGAGGTCCCCGGTTCGAATCCGGGCAGCAGCTCCAAAAAACACCTGAAATCATCGGATTTCGGGTGTTTTTTGTTGCGGATTTGCACTTTTTCGTGTGGGTCAAAATGTGGGTCAACTGTCTGACCCACACCGTGACCCACTTGCCGAAAGGAAACAATGGAGACAAGAGTACCGGGCAGGAGGATTGTGCCTCCTGGCCGGCTTTTTCTGATCTTGGTCTTCACAACATCTGCTCCATGAAGGCACCCATCGTGGCCGCTGCTTCGTCCTGTTTTTGCCTGGTGGCGTGGGTGTAGGTGCGGAGGGTGAATCCGGCGTCGTAGTGACCCAGCATGCTGGATACCGTCTTGATGTCCACGCCGTTTTGCAGAGCCGTGGTTGCGAAGGTGTGCCGCAGATCATGGAACCTGATGTATTCAAGTCCGGCATCTTTTAGAATTTTTTTGTGGAGGTTCACCACGCTGTCCGGGTAGTACATCTCTCCTGTCACCGGGGAGGGGAACAGGTAAGGGTTGTCCGGGTGTTTCTCGTGCTCCTGGATTAGTAGATCCACCGCCGTCTGCGGGATCGACACTTGCCGGACGGAGGTCTCCGTTTTGGGCCTTGAGAGCGTCAGTTCTCCGTTCGGGTTTTTGATATATTGTTTGCTGACGGAGATGGTGCGATTTTGTGTGTCCAGGTCATCCCACCGCAGCGCCACCAACTCACCCTTCCGAAGACCGCTGACCAGCTCCAGGTAGAACATGGGGAGAAGTCCTCTTTGATCCGCTGCATCCAGATAGGCCTTCATGTGTTCCGGGGGAAGAATTTTCATTTCAATCTTATGCATCTTCGGCGCGATGCAATCCTCCGTGGGGTTCCGGGGAATCAGCCGCTCTTTGATAGTCCGCTGGAAGGCGCAGTGGAGCATCAGGTGGACGCTGCGGACAGTGGTGCTGCTGAGCCCTGGATTTCCCTTTCCGCTCTTGCGGTTGACCCGACCGTCCTCCAGTAGATCCTTGTAGAACTTCTATAGCTGCCGGGAGGTCAGATTTTTCAGCTTGATGTCTCCGATCCGAGGGATGGTGTAAGTTTCAATCATCAGCTGATAGCGGTCAGCCGTTGCGACCCGGATATTGGGCTTGGCGTAGAGCGCATACCAGGTCCGCAGCCAAGTGGCTACCGTGTACTCCTCGCTGCGGCTTACATCCAATCCCCGCGTTTCTTCAATGGCGGTCTTCAGTTTCTCCTTGACCTCTGCCTGGGTTTTGCCCAGCACATTCTTGATGATCCGCTTCCCGGTTTTGGGATCGTACCCGGCGGTGTACCGCCCCTCCCAGCGGCCATCTTTTCTCTTTCTGATGTTGCCCTCTCCATTGGCCCGTTTCTTTGCCATGTTGCATACCTCCTTTTACGACTCACTAAGTGCCTCGCTCCGCTCGGTTGCTCGCATGCATGGAGCCTGCGGGTTCTCATCAACGACACAACATACCACAGAAAAAAGAAATAGCCAGGGCCTGCGGCCACAGTTATCAAAAAGTTAAGAAAGAGCTGCCGATGGTGGCAGCCCTTTTCTTTGTATAGCGTATCAATTTTTGGGCCGGGGATGCCGTGCTTTGAATCTTTCCGCGGCTCGTCTTTCGTCCTCGTCCTCGAAGGAGTAGGGCTCCGGTTCTCCAGCGATACCCATACCCAGCTGAAACCCGGCGATGAAAGAGGTCAGAGAAGGTTCCTCCCGAATCTCGATCTCCAGGTCTGCGATCCGTAATAGCATCCCATGGTCTTGTTGGGAAATCTTTTGCCGGAGTATGTGGTAGGCCCGCTCCAGTTCTGCCCGGACCTTCTCACATTCCGGTTCCCGGCAGAACCGCTGGTGCAATGCTCGCATGTAGTCATTCAC